CAAAATTTGCACATCATGTCACAAGAGAAAGCCGGTAGCGGAATTCTACCGCCGAAGTATGGGACGTCCTGGTTGGAATGAATGGTGCAAGAACTGCAAAAACGTCCGCGATTGGGAAGCGAAAAAACAGAAAAGGAGGAAGCAACGTGAAGAGGCTTGCATTCTCGGATGATATGATGAGAGCGATTTCGTTGGGATTCAAGAGCATGACGAGAAGGCCGGAGAAGCGCGCGACACCGGATGCCAAGGGTCGCATGTTCTGGAAATACTGCCCCAGCGACGCACTTGGATTTCCGGCTCCATCTATTCGATGGGACGACAACAGCGTGCACCTTCGTCCTTGTCACCGCTTCAACGACCTCGTCGCGGCGACGTGCGCGTACTTCCCAGCACAGGTCGGATGCAGTACATCGTATCGCTTCAAACACATCTCGGTTCATCCGCACGCGAAAATCGGCTGGAAATCCTCTCGCATCATGCCCGCCGCGCTCGCTCCGTTCGTCCTGCGGATCACGTCCGTCCGCGCGGAACGGCTCGGCGAGATCACGGATGAGGACGCGGTACGCGAGGGGATGATGCACTGGGGGACGCGCACCCTGGTCACCATCGGCCCACACGCGCCGCGTGACGTGTTCGGCATCTACTGGAATCGGCTCTACGGCGCACGCCCCCTAGTCGACGCCTGGACGCGCGACCGCGACAATTGGGTGTGGGTGTACGGGTTCGAAATCGAGGAGAGGAGAATAGGATGAAGGACAACTGGGACAAATTCGTCATCATTTCCGGGGCACTACAGATGGTCGCCTGGATCATCTTACTCGTCACGCTCGTGGTGCTGGTGTCGAGTTGCTCTCCGGTGGCGCACTCCATCACGCCGGTCACTGAGTCGCACTCGCAGATCACGGCGAGTCAGTACGATGACGCCGAGTATCATTTTGCCGGTGCCGGCAACATGATGCCCATGTCCATCGAACTGCAATCCGAGGCGGACGCCGAGGCGGATGCCGAATGTCAGCGGATCTTGAACCGCCGGGACACGGCAAGCGCCGTGGTGCTTGGGCTGGTCGGGCTGACCGGTGCAGGCGGGCTGGCGACAATCATCCCGAAGGACGCGACGGACGCGGAGCGCAAAGGCTGGGACTTGGGGCTTGGAGTAACGACGCTCGCGGCGGCGACCACGGCCACTATCCTCGGGGCGCTCGTGCGGAGTTGGAGCGCGGAGTACGAACGGGAGTGCCAGACCGAGACACCCGAACCGGCGGAGCACTTAGCGAGTGATGAGGTGGAGCAAGAGGGAACAGACGACGCAGGAGGTAGTGAACGATGATGAGTTCCCATGATACAGTCGTGGTATGTTTGGCGAGGGAATTGTCAGACCTCCTCTACGACGCACTTTCAGGTGTGGAAAACCAGGTTTGCAAGACGACGTGGTGTTTGTAGATGAAAAGAACTTTTACTACGATGTCGCGTACACTCGAAACTGTAGTTTTCGGGACAATTTTGGAAACTGTACAAAGCAGTTCACCACCTGTCCTCATCGGGTTATAGATGACGGATACCGAAGTCTAAAAAATGAGTGAAGGGAATCCATTCCCGCACGGGAGGAAGGTTCTGTCTCCATACAGTCGGCACTTGAGTTCGGTACCCTGCCACGTGCTACAATCCTTCAGTGGACCGAGAAGATGAAGTAACCCGTCCTATTTCTCTGCCTTCTCCGCGTGGGCCGACGGTTGAGATAGAGTGCCTAACGCAAGACGACGAACCAACCATGCCCATGTTGCTGGTTTCTCGTTGTCGTTGCGCCAAACCTCCCGAGTCTCCGTGTACGTTTCGGGATGAATCGGGAAGGTGCACCAAGGGCGTCACGACCTGCCGTCATAAAATCGAAGGGAAACAACTTGACAAGCGCAACCTGTAGCACTATGCTAAATATAGAGGTGAAGAAAATGAAGACTATCACGACAATTCTAGCGACCTTGATTCTGGGGTGTTCAGCGAACCCGGCGACTGTATACGAGCCCGACGGTGGAGATGCGGGCACCGACGTCGATTCGGACTCGGATGTCGACACGGACACCGATAGTGATGGGGACTCGGGGCCGGACGCTACGACCGACAGCGACACGGGCACGGACACTGACACTGAGAGTATTTGCCTGTACTTGTGCATATCAGTGAGTAACTGCATGGGTATTGGTGGTACGCAGCACAGCGAATACACCTGTGATACTGAAGAATTTATTTGCTGTCAGATGGCAGGGACGGACACGGATACCGACACGGACACGGACTCAGATGCCGACTCTGACACCGATACTGATACAGATATCGATACCGATTCTGATTCCGACACGGATACGGATGTCGATTCTGATACGGACTCTGATTCCGACAGCGATACCGATACGGACACCGATACGGACTCCGATGCTGACACTGATACCGATACTGAACCCGACCTCAACGCCTGTGGGTTCGTCGAGATGCCCTCCGGCACAGTGTGCGACCCTGACACTGGGCAGGTCTGGGAGGCCACTGTAAGCCCTTCCAGCGAGGGCAATTGGGCGTGGGGCTTCTGGTACTACTGCGAGCCATTGACGCTCGGGGGGTTCGATGATTGGCGGATGCCGACAGAGGATGAGATGGCGGCGTTGTGGCGACTCGACGACCCCATTATACTAGATGGATACGAATGTGATTGGCCCATGTGGGCTGGGACGGATTGCTGGCAACTCATGTGGTCGGATTACGGATATGCGGAGTTGGGGTACATTCCATCCATGTACGGCTCTGACGTATTTGATTTTCACTGTTCATCAATCGGAGGAACGGATACGACGGCGTATCCATGCAGAATTAGCAACGTGGCCGTTGGGACTCCATCGCTGTTCACCCGTTGCGTGCGCGGATGAACTTTCAGACCCCATCCGACAACGACGTCTACGTCGACACGCATGTCGAGTGCGATGACGAGCACGGCGTTCCCGTGACGCGCGCAGAAGCGATTGCCATTGCACGTACAAACCGCGCTCGGATTGATTCGTTGATGCGTTTCGAGGTCGAGCGCGACGCCGACCGCTAGCCAATCCCGTTTGACATTTCCAATCGCTAGCCCTATCTTGTGGGCATGGCACGAATCAAGACGACGCGAAATCACCGTCGGATGCAATCCGCGATACTGCGGTTGACGTCCAAGCTACCCGGACGCTGGTCGGCGATGGCGCTGACCGAAGCGCTGTGTGCTGACACGAGGTCGACCTATGGCGGGCGCAACCCATACGGCCTGGTATCCACGACTAACTGCGCTCTCCTGCGCCTTGTTGAGATGGGCTACATGGAACGCAAGATGGAAACGACGGACCTCGGAAGGGTGCGATACACCTACGCCATCACGTCCAAGGGGCGCGTGGCGGAGAAGGAGTTTGCGAAGTGAGCGGCCTGTCCGTTAAGTGGTCGAAGCGCGAGCGCGACTTGATTTTCAATCTTGATGAAGTAAAAGGCGCAGACGGGCATCTCCTGTATCAGTGCTTGTGTCTTGGGCGAGACGGACTGTCGTTGACGAAGGAATTGAAGGAGCGCGGGTATGACCTAACGACGCTTCGTTTCTCTGTGAAAAAGTTGGAGGTTTCCAAGTGACTCCAGAATCCGAAACGAGGGGTGTTCAGTCCAAAGTCGTCATCGAGTATCGACCCAAGCGCACGTGCAAGAAGTGTGGGGGGCGCGGCATCAACGGCTACCATACGAAACTCGTCACCACGGCGACCGGCAAGGAGTGGCAGCGCCAAGGTCCGGCGCGGTGCTCGTGTTGCAAGCCCATCAAGGTCGAAACGGTTGAGGTGCCAGGAGGGGCGACGACAGTAACCGAGACGCCAGTGCATCCTCAGTTGACCGAACCGAAGCCGTGACCCCCCCCGAACTCACCGTTGACCCGCGATACCGTCCCCCTGTCGGGCATCTGTTCACACCGGGACCGTCCATCGAGCCCGCGACGCCAGCCGAGCAAGACGCCCGCATGGAGTCGATACGGTGGGCTCGCATTCACGCGGCGCGCAACGACTTCGCGGCGTTCATGGAATACTGCATCGAGGACAGCGAAATCGGCGGGCCTGTCACGTTGCAGTGGTTTCACGACGAATGGATTGCGGCGCTTGAGCAAAACAAGCGCGTGCTGATTATCGCACCTCGCAGTCACGGCAAGTCGTCCGTCGTAATCGCCCGCGTCATTTGGGAGCTTGGGCGCAATCCGAACCTGCGAATCAAGATAGCTTGCGAGGACCAACCGGCGGCCGTCAAGCGCCTCGGTGAAATCAAGCGGCACATCGAGAAGAACCCGCATGTACACGAGGTGTTCCCGAACCTCAAGCCGTCTGCCGATAACTGGTCGAAAACGTCCATCACGGTACAGCGGACGCTCATCGACAAGGACCCGTCTGTTGAGGCGCAAGGCGTGCTCGGTGGCGCGACTGGCGGGCGCGTGGACATCCTCATTGGTGACGACATTGTGGGTCGCAGGAACGCGCTCACGACGCCGGCGTTGCGCGAGTCCGTGATTCAGGCGTGGGAGTCGGACTGGTTGAACCTCGGCGGTCCCGAGTCCCGTGTGTGGTGCATATGTACTCTGTGGCATCGTCTAGATCTCAACCACAAGATGATGGAGAGCGGGAACTGGAACGTCTGTTTCTACGCCATCACGGGGTACGCTTCTATCTGGCCGGAGCGCCGCAGCACGGCGTGGTTGCGGGACAGGCGAGCACTCATCGGCGCGACCGAATACGCCCGTGGGTTCGCGAATAAGCCGCAAGATGAATCCGAGTCCCCGGTTCAGCCGAGTTCGATTGAGTACGTGCGACCCGAGGCAATGCCCGACATGTCCGAGTTGGAAATCTTCACGAGTTACGACGTGGCGACAGAGACGGCGGAGCGCAACGACTTCACTGCGGAAGTGGTCATTGCGATTCACCAGGCAACAGAAACGGTGTTCGTCGTTGACGCCGAGAAGCGGAAGATCACGAGGTCGAAACAATCCGATTGGGTTCAGAAGTCGTACCGCACGTGGCGACCGCGGAGGATTCTCATCGAGTCCATCGGCAACGACCTTGCACAGTGGGTGCTCAACGACAACCCGGCGTTGCTCGGAATAGTTGAGAGGGTGAAGAACCTCACGACGAAGGGAAACAAGTTGCAGCGGTTGACGGCCGTGACTCCATTCCTCGAACGCGGCAACGTCGTGTTTCTCGACCACTTGGACCCGGACAGTCCGAAGTTCAAACCCGAACGCGGAAATCTCATCGAGGAGTTGCTAGATTTCGGGATAGCGGCTCACGATGATTTATGTGATTCGTGGACGATGGCGATCGATGCGGCTCGGTTCTACGCGCTTGACCGTTGGGCGGCGCGAGGTGCTACCCTAGTGGGGCGGGCAGGAAGCGGCGACGAATCCAGTCGGCCGGAGGACCAACGTGAAGAAGACACCGAAGACGGCGACGACGAATACAGATAGCGAAGCCTCGCTGCAACTGATAGCCCGCGCGAGTTCCGGCGGAGACGAAGAGGTTGCCAAGCAAGCGTTGCAGGCGATGGTTGACCAGAAGGAGGCGTGGACCAACTCGGGTGCGTTGACACCTCGGTATCCGCCGGGGTCGTTGCTGTCCATCGTCGAGAAGTCTTCGATTCTGCCTCAGTGTCTCGACGCGATGGCGACGGGAATCGACGGGTGGGGGCATCGCTTCAAGCCGTGTATCGACCTCAACGACAAGGATGTTGAAAACCAGGTGCGCGCGGCCATCGTGTTGGAGCGCGAGGCGGAAGCGCGCGAGGCGTCGCAGGACAGCGGCGATGAAGATTGGGAGACGGATTACGAGGTGCCGGACGAAGAGGTTGCGGAGCGCCTTGAAATCCTGTCGCGGCAATTGCCCATCCAGAAGTTTCGCGCGGAGGCGTGGTTCGAGTCCGCGCCGACGGGTGCACCGTTCATCGAATTGCGCCAGCGGATGCGGAAGGACCAGCACGGGGTAGGCCACGGCGTGTTCGAGTTCGCGCGGGACAAGACCGGCGACCCGACGCAGGTCGGCTACATCGCGGCGCACACCATCCTTCCGATGGCAAAGCAGCCGCCTCCGGTCGAGGTGGACGTTCAGATTCCGGTGTCTCCGATTTCGACGCGCGACGTGGCGCGGGACGTTCAGTTCAGCATCTACGTTCAGCAAGTCGGCGCGGTGCGAAAATACTTCAAGGAGTTCGGCGACCCGCGTTGCATCTCACAAGCGACTGGTAAATGGTACGACAACGAAGCCGCGATGGTACGTGCCGAGACGGTCAAGGGCGGGAGGGCGGTGGCGAAGCCCATCCCGGCAACCGAGGTGCTATACTTCCCGCTTCACTCTCCGCTGTCCGTATCGGGCGAGCCACTGTGGATTGGGCAAGTTCCGAACGTGCTCGGGATACGAGCGGCCGAAGAGGTCAACTTCACCTACTTCGACGACAAGTGCATCCCGCCGGGCGCGTGGATTATCATCGGCGGCATCTTGAGCCAGGACGTGCGGAAAGAACTGGAGAACCACATCCGCACGAAAATCAAGGGGAGGTCCAACTTCCACACGCCGCTGATTATCGAGCTTGTCGCACCGCCGGGAGCTCGTGGCGAGAAGGTCGAACAACCCAAGGTAGAGTGGATGTCCTTCCGTGGCGACATGAAAGAGGACGCGACCCACCTGCTCTACTGCGCTGCGGAGCGAGACAACGTGCGGAGCGCATTCCGTCTTCCTCGCATTCTGACCGGGGACGTGCAAGACGCCTTGGCGCGGGCGAACGCCTACGCCTCGATTGAGTTCGCGAACACGCATGTTTTCTCGACGCCGCGCTCGGGGTTCGATTGGGTCATGAACACGAGGCTCATGCCGGAACTCGGTGTCTACTTGTGGAAGTTCGTGAGCAACGGGCCGGACACGACGGACCCGGAACAGCTTGCGCGGGCCACGGACATCTTCGCGAACCGAGGCGGGCTCATCCCGGCAGACGTGCGCAGTATCGCCGCCAAGGGCCTCAACGTGGAACTCGACCCTATAGACGCGCCTTGGATGACGCAGCCGTTGGCGTTGACGCTGGCGGGCTTGGCGGCCGAGCAATTCGGCGTCCCGGCGGACCGCGTGGGTGCGGAGTTGCTTGGGGCGTTCGGACCGGACGGCACACCCGAGAAGCGGGCGCTGGCGCAAGGCATCTTGAAAGACTACTTCGCGCGGTTCGGCTACGAGTTGGCGGCCGTTCGACACCTGGAAGAGTAGACCATGTACGACGGCCTGTACCACGTTCTGCCGATTCCCGAGCGCGCTGGGTACGCACGACCGGGACCGGGCGAAATCATCCGGCACATAGACCCGCACGGGCACCCCACAAACAACTGGCGCCTGTGCTGTCCGTTCTGCGGAAAGCGGGTGCATGTGTACGCCGCGCAGATAGGCGACCCGGCCGCGCCGACGTTCGACCAACCGATGAGATGCGGTTGCACGGCGCGGTGCGGTGAATGGTTCTACATCAACGCTGGGCGGGCCGTTACGAGCGCACCACCTGCGAAGATAGGCGAGGACATCATGGAGCGCGCCATGGCGATACCTGGCGTGCAAGGAAAACCGAGGGGACCGACCAGTGGCACAGTCGAAGCAACGAAACCGTGACGAGCAAGACGAGGACCGGCCAAAACCGGTCACGGACAAGAGAGACGAAGAACCCGAGTTCGTCGAGAAGCCGAAGAAACGTGTGAAGTTCGGCACGTTCGCCGACATCTGGCCGAAGACTGGCCGATGATACGAACCCGTGCAAACGACGGCTACGCTACTCTATGGCCGTTGCGCTACTACCCTCAGAGGATGGTGGCATGTGCCGCGCTCAAGGTCAGGGCTGGCACGTGGCGCGCTGCATATGGGTTCGCGATGGTCGTGCGCAGTTCCGATGGCAGGCAGAATCCACAACGGCTGAACGCGGCCAACATCGAATCGGCTAGGCGTCATGCCATGCTTGCGTTGCCCGCGAAGTCGTGCTCGTGTTGCGAGAAGTCCATGGCGGCACCGGGAGCGACGGTGGACCTGTACCGCGCCTTGACCATCGGAGAGTCCGACCAAATCCTGTGGCAGCGAATCGAGACGATAGACGAGGTGGACCGGCCGGACCGGAACGATTGGTACGTCGACACGAACGGCGTTCGCAAAGAGGCGGCGGCAGTCGACGCGCAATCGCTGGCCGTGGCGGAACTCGCGGCGGCGCTTGCCAAGGTGCGTGACGAGTGGTCCGACGAAGAGTTCCACAGGTTCACTGACCGTCTTAAAAGCGCGGAGTGGGCGAGCATGACGGAGGCGCAACGCGAAGGCGTATGGGCGGCGGCGGTCGCAGCGTTCAGGCAGGCGGACGTGCGAAGCCTCATCTCCGAATGGCGCAATACCACAACGGCGCACGCCGTGCCGTTCGCTGAACTGACTCGCGAGCGGCTGAAAGAATCCATGCTCCCGCGCATCTCGGCTACCCTGTCGCAGCCGGACCTTGACGCGGTGAACGCGGTGGGCGACCAAGCCGGGTTGTTCGTGCGTGACCAGCTCGGACTTGAATCGGAAGCGTTGACGGCGCGGGGCAAGGAAATCGTGGCGCGTGGGTTGCGTGACGGGCTCGGGCGCGAGGCTATTGGGATGGAACTGCGTGCGGAGATTCCCGAACTGTGGGCGAAGTATGGGGTGAACTATTCCAATGTCGTGGCGAGCAATTCCATCGAACGGGCGCGGTCGATTTCGCAGACTTCTTCATACCGCGACGCCGAAGTTACACGATACGAAATCGTTGCACTTGAAGATGAGAGGATGTGCGCGGTCTGCGGTTATCTTAATGGTCAGGTGATTACCGTATCCAACGCGAGCAAGATACAAGAGGCGGTTGCAGAAGCGAAGAACATCGCGGAACTCAGAGAGGCAAATCCGTTTGTCGGAGTGAAGCTAGATGCGGAGACGGGGCGTAAGGTTCTTCGTACCGACCGTGGCGTTGACATCGCGCGCTTCAACGATGCGGGACGTCACGAACCGATCGTGTCAGGCGACGCGCTTGCAACCGAGGCGGGCGTTGCGCTACCACCATTCCATATGTCGTGCCGTTGCACGACAATTCCGGTAATCTGAAAGGGGATTGCATTGGAAATCATCATCAAGAAGCCCATCGGACTAGCCTCTCTTGGCGACCTCAGTCTTGACCCCAAGGCGTTGCAGCGTGCTACCTTGGGGGTGGTAAAGGCCGTCAAGGAGTCATTCGGCGATGCTGAATCGATGTCGAAAATTGATGCTGAACGGCGAGTCGAGATGGCCGTCCGTTTCATCCTGCGGTGTGTCGGAGACGGCGGCATGTCAGTGACTCGCGCCTTGACGTTTCTTCCCACGGCCTTGCCGGTCGAACTGGCGGGCCTTGAATTTCCGGTCCCGACCGGAGACGTTTTCAAAGTACCGGAGCCAAGAAGGAGCCATCAATGAAGACCGAGAAAAAGACGATGACGCTGGCGAAGTTCACGGAGTTCGCGAAGTCCGAGACGGACGCGCTTCTCGCGAAGCCGAACGCCGACCGTGCCACGGTGCTCAAGGCCAACTTCGAAAAGGCGTCCAAGGTCGAGAAGGATGACGCGGAGTTCGAAATCGAAGTGCTCGCCGAGGAGCCGGTACCGGTGGACCTCACGGCCATCAACACGAAGTTGGACAAGATCGACGCGGCGGTTGCGGCGTTCGCATCGGGTGTCACCGCCAAAGCGGCGTTCGATGCGGTCGTGACAAAGCAGGGTATCGCGGTGCAACTGGCAGTCGAGTTGCTATCGGCGAAGTCCGCCGAGGGCGAGTATGACATCAGCGCGGCCGTGGTTGCTGCTTGCGATGCACTCGGCAAGTCAGAGACACCGCCAGACGCTGCGGTTGTCGCCGAAGTCGGCGAGGCGATGAAGTCGGCGTACACCATGAAGGCCGATGCCGCGAAGGTGGCCGACGAAGCCGCGAAGAAAGCGGCCGAAGAGGAAGCTGCAAAGAAGGCCAAGGAAGAGGAAGACGCGAATAAGGCCGACACGTGCGAGCAGTGCGGCGCGGCCATGGGCGGCGATGACGTTTGCCCCGAGTGCGGTTGGAAGAAGGGCACTCCGGTCGACAAGAAAGCTGCGAAGCGTTCGATGGCGGTTGGCTCGTACAAGGACCGCTACACCGGCAAGGCAGACAAGTAGTCCATGTCGCTTTCCATCTACAAAGGGCTCGACAAGGATGGCGCGGATGTCACCGTGTTGTCCGGCGACCCGCTGACAGACGCAATCTCCAAGGCGGCGGCGGACTACACGGGCTCTCCGCTCGGTGCGCCGTGCGACGGATGCGTGCTCACGAAGGTCGCTGAAATCGACCTTGTGCCTAGCGTCAAGAGAGTTGTGTCCGAAGACCTCGTATTCATGGTTCCGAAGGCCGCACCACCTCCGAAGCCGGTTGACGATGCAGTTGCGAAGCGCGTCGTTCAGATGAACGCGGCAATGCTTGGCGTGCTTTGTAGCCGTCTCACGGTTAAGGCCGAAGAGACGGAGATGGGGCTGGCAACGGGCATCGTCATGGAGCCCGAAACCGTAGACACACAGAAGCAGAAAACGACTGCCGACGACATTGAGAAGGCCATGATTTACTGGGCCTGCAACGGTGGCTCGGTAGACCTCATGCACTCGTTCGAAGCCATCATGGACGAGCGGGTGGACGTCGTTGAGAACTGGATTTGCCGCGCCGAGTTCTTGCTTGGCGAGTACACCGTGAAGGTGGGCACATGGCTGTCCACGACTAAGTGGCAGACGGACGGAAAGTATTGGGCGGCCATCAAGGACGGCACGTTCAATGCCTACAGCATCGGCGGCCTTGGGCAGACGGTACCATCCGACGGTGAGGGCCCGTAGCGATGGGATTCACCACTCTCATGTTGATGCCGACCCCGGATGAATTCGAAGACCCGTTCTTCGCAACGATGAACAACGCGGGTGGCTACTTCGAAAGAGTAGACCAGTGGGTTCAGGCGTTGCGCGAGGATGCAGACATTCGAATCATAGAGGACGGCGCACCGTGGACTGTGAATGTCGGTACGAGTACTGTTGCATGGGGAAGCAACATCGTTCTGCGGTCGGGAACCAACGGCGGGACCGTTACCGTCAATGCGGGCTCCATCGTTTGCCCGACACCTGGCTTGATGTACGTAACGCTTGCGGCGCGTCCGCTCTCGGCTCCGGTCGTGTTGCCGATGACGTCGGCGTCCACAAAGACAGCGCTGTCGATAAACGAAGTCGTCGTTGGAATTCGACAAGGTGCCGTGGTGATGCTGCGGGATCTGGTCGCGACGCATGTCCCGAACATCTACACATGGGCCGGGAATCCGAACCTGAACGTCACGGCGTCCAAGGTTGGTGACCAGTGCGTCGACACGGTGAACAGCCTGACCTACGTGGCCTACGCTGCGGACAACTCGCACTGGCAGATAGGGTGACAACGATGGGATGCAAGCCGAAAAAGCCGGAAGAGAAGGACGATGACGTCACGAGGTTGACGAACGTGCGTCCGTTCTACATCTCGTTGGTGGACTTCGGTGCGAACCACGGAGGTCGTGACCATCACTTCGCGCTCAAGAGCACGAGTGCAATTGCGAAGCGTGTCCCGGCGGCGGACGCCACGGACGAAGACAAGCAGAAGGCGTTGGCCGAGCGCGCGGAATCCTACGGTATCGAGGCGCGAGAAGATGCGGCTCTGTCGTATCCGGCCGGAGACCCGACAACGGAAACTATGTACGCCGACCCAGTCAATCTCAAGTACCCCATGGGAACCGAAGAGAACTCCGTGGACTTGGGTCGCATCCGCAACGCCCTTGCTCGATTCAAGCAGAACTTTGCGGAATACACGAAGGACGCATCTCGCGCCCGCGTGTACGCTCGCATCGTGCGCGCCGCTCTCGACAACGGCGTGGAAGTCTCATACGACGAAGCCGACCCGGTTGACGCCTTGCTTCCAGCCGACCTCAAAGCGGAGTTGCAGAAGCCGAAAGAGGAAGCCGCGAAGAACCATCTGGCGTTTCTTGCAATGCGTGCGGAACTGGCTGAATTGTCGGCGCGGATTGTAGATAAAGCAGAGACACCCCCGACACCTATACACGACCCGACACTTGACGAGATTGAGCGTCTACATGCTACCGTAAAAGCAGCGAACGACAGCGTCGCGACTCTATCGAAAGAGAAATCGGCGCTGGTTGATACCGTGAAGAGCTTGGAGACGAAGTTGAAAATGGCACTCTCGAAAACATCTCGAATACAACGCCCGGCGACGACACTTGCCGGGATGCATCCGAATGGCGAGGCTGTCGTGGACAAAGGAACCGCCGGGCCATCATACAAGGCCCGTTACACAGGGCGGCCATAACGCCGCACGGAGGAAGAGATGGCACTGTCAAACGCGGAACTCATCCAGAAGGCCGATCTGGCGCACTATGCGCTGCGGACCGATGGCGGCGAGTTGGCCCCGACCAAGTTCAACACGTTCATTGACCGTGCGGTTGCAGCGACCGAGTTGCTTCCGCTCGCGCGGACCATCACGCAGGGAAGCACACAGGAGTACATCCCGAAGATGAAGTTCGTCGGGCGTGTCGCGCACTACCAGCCCGTTGCTGGCAATGCGTTGTCCCTGGCGCAGCGAAGCGCCCCGGTGCTGTCCGAAGTAAAACTAGAGACGCACGAGTTTGTAGCGGAGTGCTCTCTGACCTACTCGCAACTCGAAGACAACGTCATGCGGAACAACCTGGAATCCCATCTCATAGAATACATGGGGAAGCTCATCGGGAAGGACACGCAGGACAACGTGCTCAACGGCGACACCACGTCGGCGACGTTTGACCTCACTCCGTTCGACGGTCTGCGGACGCTCGTAACGACCAACGTCGTGGACGCGCTGTCGGCGGCCATCGACATCGACAAGTTCGAAGAGGCTCTGTCCACGCTTCCCGAGGAGTTCTTGGGACAGATGAACAAGCTCAAGTTCATGATGAGCCACACCGAGATGCGGAAGTACCGCAAGGAACTATCGTCGCGTATCGGCGCGCTCGGCGATGCTATGCTCACGAAGCTCGGCGGCGGCATGGCGCAGCTCGACGTCGACCTGCTGGCTCTCAGCGGGTGGCCGAACACGCTCGGCATCGGCGGGAACCTGACCGACGTCATTCTGACCGACCCGGAGAACATCATCATCTCCTACTGGCGCAAGGTCATGATGGAGATGGAACAGGACAAGCGGGCTCGCCGTGTCCACTTCATCTGGTCCTATCGCGTCGGTTGCGCGATGGAAGAGGAAGAGGCGGCGGTCAAGATCGAGAACGTGCTTGTCGCGTAGTTTGTGAGGCGGAATAGTGCCCCGCCTAGTGGCACCACCGTTCGAAGGCGAAGTGAATCACGGCGGCGTGACCGCCGATGGAGGATGAAATGGCGATTGTCACGATGGCACAGACAAACGAAGCTGGCGACGGCTCCGGTGTTTCCCTCAAGGCGCGCACGGTCCGTTGGACCGGCGATGCGGCATACCCGGACGGCGGGTCGGCAATCACGACCATCTTGCAGACGACCTGCGAAGACGGTGGTGTGGTTCCCGTGGCCGCAGTTCCGGGAGACTGCGGAGTATATCGCCCGATCATCACCGAGACCCCGGCGACTCTACTCACGCAGGTTGTCGCGTGGCCGGTGGCGGACCAGGACACGAACACCATCATCTACAAACTCAACGGCGCGGTCGCAGCAACGCTCACGCTGGCCGGTGCGCACACCACGCGGGCGCATCTCGCCGCGAGCATTGATGCCATCGCGGGTTTGCAGGCGTACGACGACGGCGTCCAGGTCACGGTGAAGACGGACCTCAAAGGACCAACGGCGTCCTTCCAGGTCACGGGCGGCACGGCCAACGCGGTCTACCTGTTCGACACCACGGCTGTCGTGGGTTCGACAGCGAAGTTGCTCAAGGTGATGACGGAGACCAACGTCGACGTAGGTCACGATGCTCCGTCCACGAACCTGTCCGCGACGGAGTTCAACGCGACGTTCCTCTGCGAGTAATCGCGATGGGACCTGGGCGACGACCGCACGGGATGTCCGATCCCCTCGGTAACGTGCGGCCGTTTGCCCCTTTACTCAGGGGATCGATCAGAAACGGAGAGTAGAGAGATGTCAGAGAAAACCAAGGTCTACGCAGTCCAGATGGTTGAGTACAACCCGCAGGTGGGGAACGTCCGCAAGGGGTTCACCATCTCGGGTGTCATGTCGTTCCGCGCTGGCATGGCGGCGAAGGGCGCGGCGTTCGTCCCGAGCCCCATCGTACCCATCAAGGAACCGGACAAGCCCATCAAGTTCGGTGACAAGACGGTGCCGCTGTTTGAGTTGCTGACCGGAAAGAACCCGGACCAGCCGGACTCGTACTACTTCAGCCAGCCGGGGAAGCCGAACCTCCCCGTGTTCCGCAAGCTGGTTGCCGAGGACATGACGGAACTGAAGACGGCCGTCGACAAGCAGGCGCAGGCGCGGGCGCAGGTCGGGCAGTCGGGCGTTCCAGCTCCCATCATGGGCGTGCGCGGGACGAACGAGCGCGTGAAGGAACCGCAGGTCAAGACGGTCGAGCAGATTCTTTCGGAAGGACGCAACGCGACTGGGGAAGATGAGCAGGTCGAGAAGAAGACAGCCGACGTGCCGTCCTTCGATTTCCGCGCCATCGTCGCGGCGGTGACAGACCGTTCGATGCCGAGCCGCATGGGAGTTGTGGAACTGGAAACCATCAAGGCGTCTCTTTCCGCGGACGACCTCACGTTCGTGCATGAGAACGGTGCGGCGAAGTTGCGCGATTGGGCGCGGCGCGAGATGGATTCGAGGGCCGCACCGACGAAGACCGAGTAACGCGCGGCGCGGTAGCGACGCGGCGAGGGTATGATGAAGAACTACAACAGCAGCGCAGCCATCGCCGACCGCGCGCTCGGGTTCGTTCAGACCGTCACGGGGCTTGTTCCCGTGGCCGCTCCGACCGTCGTCACGCAGGGCACGGACTGTCGGCACCTGGCATCTGTAATCGTGCGCTTCACGGCCTCTCAGGCATCCGCGCTCAACTGCCGTGTCGAGGTCACACCGTGGCTGTGGGGACAGACGAGGACCGGCGTAGGGGCAGTTGCCGCGCTCGGGTGGACGTCGCTTTCTCCTATTCTGGTCGACTGCCTTGTTGGTGGTCCGCTCGGCCAAGTGTTCGAGGTAAATTGTGAAGCCGGGGACCGCATCTACTTGCAGATGACTGCGACCAACGCGGCTCTCGTCTCCGGAAACGCGGAACTCTTCGCGGGCATGTACCGTGTCGAGATTCAGCCGGTCAAGATGCACGGGTTCGTGGCGGACATCGTTGCGGCGATGGAGCAAGGTAAGACGCCCGATTTCGTCCAGGTCGCGGCGGTGGTCAACGGCGTCGACAACACATACGACTACTACATTTCGCGACGGTTCGGGAATCAGTCGACGGGATTCCAGTTCGTGCTCGGCAACGGGTCTGGCGCGGTGACGGCGACCATTGCGGCGACCATGCAGGACGATGGGACGGCTCCGGCCGGATGCGTCTACCAGGACGTCACTGTTGCGCTCACGGGCGCGACACCAGTTGCGGCCCCTGGTGGAACCTACTTCAACGCGAATCTGCTCGCCGTGGCGCGGTACATTCGGGTCAGGGTCGTTGCTGCAACGGGTGGCGCGAACGACGGCGACTGGAATATCCAGTACCGTAGCGCCTAGGCCATGGCCGCCGTCCGCCTCACGTTCGACGTACCGAGCCCGGACGTGCTCTACGCGGCCGGGTGGACCCGTATCAAGGTCAAGCGCAGCATCGATGTCGGGTTGACGTGGACCGAGATTTCCAGGGCAACCACGCGCGTTCCGTTGCGTGACGTCGTTGAACGCTACCACTACAGCGATGCGAACGGAGCGACCACGTACCTGTACCGAGCGGTCTACTACAACCCGGTGACGCTCGCCGACAACCCGGTGCCGCTGTCTATCACGGACATTCAGTTGGACGGGTACGCGACGGTCGCCGAAATTCGCGCGGAAGGTGTGACCGTTGCGGACGCCTCGGATGCTCGCGTACAGGTGGCTCTCGATTGGGCAACGCGGTACATCGAGCGCGCGACGAAGCGAGCGTTCGGCCCACGGTTCGCCATTCAGCGGTTCGACGTGCCGCTGACATCGGACACGCTACTACTCCCCGAGCCCTTGATTGCCTTGCTGTACATGGAAGCGGGCGGTTCCGAAGTAGACCTCACGACGTTGGAGGTCTATAACCGGCACCTCCGGGGCGGCGAGATGTGCGACCTGTCCGCTCCGCAACTCAAGATTTCAGACGACTTGGATTCGGACGTCTTCTACCGCCTGTGGTACGGGACGTGCACTTTCGAGAAGGGCTCACAGGCCGCAACCATCTACGGTGTGTGGGGCTACACCGAACTGGCGCGTGGTGCCATCGGAGGCGAGACGAGTGACGGAAGCCAGGTGCCGATCGACTACGGCGTGGTGCCGCCGCTCATCAATTGGGCGTGCCGGGCGTTGGTGCTGCAACACCTTTTCCCGATGTACACGGCCGATGACTTGGCGGCGCGAGCCAACCAAATCACGTCGCTACGCACGCGCGATCAGGCGGTCACCTACTCCGACACGTCCGCTGCGGCAAGTTCCGGGTGGGCTGGAAGCGACGCTATTCAGGAAGTGCTCGCGGGGTACGGGAAGTCGATTGCGTTCGGAAGTCCGTAGGAGGAACCCATGCCCAGAGAAAAAACACAGGAAGTTGTCGAGACCAGCGTGGACAACCTACTCGACAAAACATCGACTCTGAAAAAGGCAGGTCTACCTACGGCTGCGATCGTTCTCATGGTGGCGATGGGCTTCCCCGGATTTTGGGAGTTCTTCGCAAACCACTCGGGTGAAGAGGCCAAGGTCAATGCCGAGGTCGCGTATCAGTTGCTCAAGGCGCAGTCGGAAGCTCACGCAAAGCAACTTGCGGATTTCCGTGCTGAGATGAACGACCTTCGAACTGTCATCAATCAGATGTTGCTTGCACGTGCACAGGTCGGCTATGGAGCGCAGAAGATGCCTGAAATCGTATCTCCACCGAGCATCGCACCGTTGCCTGCGAACCTGGAAGCGGCGGAGTCGACTCCTATCGGTCAGGCTGCCATGGTGAGTGCTGGCATAGACCCGGACGGGATCTGAAAGGGTCATTGGGATGATTCTCGTCTACACGAACCCAGCAACTATCTCTCTCCAGACAGTTGCAAAATTGGCAGATGGCTCGCGTAAAATGGATGTCGTTTCGGGCACTGTGCGAGTCTATCACCTAAGCGCAGTCGGAGCCGTCGTGGTAGACCTGGCCTCCACGCCGCTCGTCAACGCCCAGCCCTTGTGGCGCTACGTATGGCAGCCTGCGTCACTTGCAGACGGTCAATATATTGTCGAGTTTACGCTACTCGACGCGGCGCTTACGTTCGTCTCGACAGAAGATCTCTGTGTACGCACTTCGTTGACAGCGGCTGCTGTAGATCTTATTTGGGACGAATCGTTGACTGCGGCGGCGCATAATGTGCCGAACTCGGCGGGCAGGCGTCTGCGTGCGCTCGCTGCACAAAGCATCACTGATGGACAAACGGAAGGAGTAGCCAATAACTCGGTAACTCTGGATGCTGCGGCGAGTTTGCAAAGTCGAGTCTATAACGAAGATCTCATCGCCATAACTGGAGGAACTGGCGCGGGGCAGACGCGCATGATCGTCGAGTACGACGGAGCAACCAAGGTGGCGATCGTGGATAGAAATTGGGATATAAATCCACCTATCGGGAGCGAGTATCAGATAGTCGCGTTCTCCGGAATTCTCCTTACGGGGCACGGGAAGGCACTGGGCGGGTCGCCTTCTTCAGTCGAACTCGCTGCGAATTCTTCTGCTGATGTTGACGTCTACAACGGTTCAATGATTGTCATCTCGACGGGAACTGGGGATGCGCAGGCGAGGCTCATCACGGCCTATGATGGAGCAACGAAAATAGCGACTGTCACACCACCATGGACCACAGAACCTGATACGACTTCGGTGTACAAAATAATTCCAGTTGGTCGCTCCATCGTCGGGCAGGTTCAGACGGATGCCATAAACTCCGGTTCTATAGCGGCAGGAGCGATTGGAGTGAGTGAGTCTCCGTTGCTCGCGCATCTCGACGTCGATATTTCGAACGTGGTTTCCGCAGTGACAACCTCCGAAGCGAATATCAGAGGAGGAACTGAAACACTTGAGACCATATTTAACTCGACAGAAATGATTCGCAAGGTCGTCACGAACAAGAAAGAGAAAATTCTCAATCAGTACGTCTTCTATGAAGACGACGGGATTACTCCGCTGTTCATATTCAACCTGACCGACGAGATGGGTGCGCCAACCATGACGAACATCTTCAGGGTCATTCCGGCATGAACCTAATCATTCCATTTCTGGCCGACATCCGTCGCGTGTGGACGGGCGCTATGGCGCGAGCGAGTCTTGCGAGCGCCACTATGGAGCCGTGGAATTTCTCAGCATCTCCGACGTGGACTCTTCTCGTCCAGGTCAACGGAGGAGCTGTTCAGACCGTGACGATTCCGATAACGGCGTTAGCAGACCCCGCCATGGCAACGGCGAGTGAACTTGCATCTGTCATTAGCGTTGCACTTCCGGATGCGGGCGCGTATGCCATGTCGGACGGAACGATTGTTATCGAAGCGGACCTCGTGACTGCGACGACATCGTTGCGAGTGACCGGAGGAACCGCAAACGCTCTGCTTATCTTCTCTACCATCGCCGAAACCCAAGGTGGGTACAACGATTTGCTAGGCGGTGTCAGGGCCGTCGTCGATTCAACGCAGACGGGCATCCAGGGGAGGCGCGAACACGCAACTGTCACGGTCAGGTGCCAGGTGGACCGCTCGAATTGGGGCGAACAACAGATGACTCCCGGAGGAGCGTTCAACGTTGCCGAGTTGGTGCTGACACTAGACATGCGAGAACTCGAACGACGCGGGCTCACAAGGTCCGATGGTGCGCCACGATTCACGCGCGGTGACCGACTAGAGAGAATTCGCACGATACATAGTGTCAGTGTGGAAGCGTTCACAGACGTTCGAGTCGAGAATATCGAACGCGCAGGGCACGGGTTGTCGTTGACGAACCCACGGCCGAACCTCGTGTATCTGCATTGCACGCGGGACAGGGTGACACCGTGACGGCGCTCAAGATTTACGGCATGTCCGAGGCAGAGCGCATGACGACGGGCATGGCTAAGAAGATGGACAAGGCGGTCAACACGGCCGTCGCGCAAGAAGCGCAACTTCTGCGGTCCATGATAGTTAAGGGACTCCGTGACCAAGCTCCCGGCGGACACAAGATTCTGCCGCTGTCGCCGATGACAATTGCCATGCGAAAGTTGCCGCGAAAGGGTGCGAAAAGCGGCAAGCGCGGGAGCACGAAGGCGCTCATCTACAACGGCGACTTGATTGGAAGTGTCAACGCGAAACGGCAGCAACCGGCATGGTGGACGGTGGGAGTGCATCGCGAGGCGCGTTCGACAAACGGGGCGAGCCTTGCCAACATCGCGGCGATTCAAGAACAGGGGACGCGGGCGTACAAGATAACGGTCACTCCGAAGATGCACCGCTTCTCAATTTTTCTCATGATGCAAGGCGTTCTCAACGCACCGTGGCCCGTGGGGAAAACGCTCAACTGCAAGATTCCGGCGCGTCCGTTCTTGGAGCCCGCCTATGTCGAATGGGGAGAAGAGGCTGAAAAGAGATTCCAGGGGCGTGTTGATGCGAGCATCGGATTGAAGGCGTCATAGATGGCCGTTCCTACCCTCACCACGGTCACACCGTCCACCGGCCCTACGATGGGGCGCAATCAGATTACGTTGACGGGCACTGGGTTCCGGATCGCACCTGTGCCGCCTCCGACTGGCTACACGAGCACGGACGAACAGCAGACCGTGGCGGTGTGGGTCAACGGCGTTCGGTGTTCCGAGGCGTTCTCTTCGAGTGCAACGACGGCCGTTGCCGAGGTGCCGGAGTGGCGCGGGTTGCACAGTGCAACGACACCGTATTCCGTGGACGTCACGATTGCCAACCTCACGGATTCGGGAGCGCTCATCGCGGGTGAGACGGTCACGAAGTCAAACGGATACATCTACGACCGCCCTTCGATGGTTGCAGTGACGCCGTTCCAACGAGTCATTGAAGAGACAATCGCTTTATTCCGGCGGCACATCCTACCGAATACAAATTGGATAAAGTCTCGTGACTACGACGACAGTCCGACAGACCACTTTGATATTCCACAGGTCGCATGCGTGCCGCGCATTGACCTGGTTGGGCCTACGCTTACAGAAGCGAAGGATTGGGGCAACGTCACTGCCACGGATGAGTTCAATACGGGTTCGACAACAGAGTGGCATCGACACCAACGGCAGAAGACGGTTCACCTCGTTTGGCAACTGGACGGGTATACGAGCGACCGAAGCGATAACGAAGCCATCAACCTCGCCAACGCAGTGTCGGATTTCTTCACCATCGTCAAGTGGGTGCGCATCCCGGCGGACTCGGCCGCGCCGACTGGAACGCAATGGAATCACGAGATGGAGATGACGGGAGCTCCGGCGTTTGACGTAGCCCCACAAGGAGACGGATTGCGACATTTCCGAGTTGAATTCGAGGTGCGTGGCGTCGACATGGGCGCTCAAGACTTGCCGGTTACGGAAACGGGATGGACGGCATTCGACCCAGACGGGCCGACTGTTACGACGGACGGTCTGTGACGGCGCGACTCTTCCCGTTTTGCGGGGTGGCGTGCTACCGTTTAAATGCGACGCGGAAACCGCGTAGGAGGCAGCTACAATGGCTAAAACCGGGCGTGCACGAATCGATACCGTCTTCAAGCAGGGCACTCGCAACGTGGCGGGTGTGCCGACTTCCATTTGCGGCGTCGTTGGCATCTTCGAACGCGGACCGTTCACTAGAACTCCGGTCACCTCTCCAGAGGAGTTCCGGCGCTACTTCGGCGATTCGTTCTCGAACACCTATATCATCCCGCAGTGCATCAAGGATTTCTTCCAGCTCGGCGGCGGCAAGGGGATGCAGTTGGACGTCGTGCGGACGTGCCATTATGTAAACCCAGCGAACCCGCTTACTCTCACGGCCGTCAAGGCGGCCGTGACGCTTCCGACCGATGCTATTGCGGCGACTCCGGCCATCGTGACGAGCACTGGCGCGCAGCCGTATCTCACGCTCGTCAACGGCGACGACCTGGATGTTGACCTTGATGCTCCTGGCGCTCCAGTCAACGTCGTGTTCGACGCTTCGGCGGCGTTCCGCGATTCGGCACCGGTCGGGTGGCCAATCGCCGACCAGGATACAAAAACTATCACCGTGAAGATCAACGCTGGCCTAGTTCAGACGGTTACCTTCGCAGGTGTCACTACCACGGCGGCATCAGTTGCCGCGCAGATGAACACGCAACTCGTCAACTGCCACGTCTTCGAGACAGGCGGACAAGTTCGAATCGAATCCGACAAGGAAGGTCTTGCGAGTTGGGTTGAGGTTACCGGCGGAACGGCTAACGGAGTTATTCTCTTCAACACCGCGGCGGTTCAGGGCACTTCGGTGTCGCACTTTGATGATATCTCCAACGTGACGAATGCGGAACTCAAGGCCGCTATTGAGGCGACGGCCGGACTGGTTGGCGAGGTTGTGGTGACTTCTCTCGGTTCCGGTGCCTTCCAGATCGCAACAGTTCACACAGGTGCGGCGGCTGGAATTCAGATAACAGGCGGCACGGCGCGGCTTAAGTTGAGCCTCGACAACATCGCTCATATCGGAGCGAACGCAACGGCGCTGAACACGCTGACCGTAACGGGCAAGTACGAGGGCACCTACGCACAGTCGTACACGCCGGTCGTGTCGGCGGCATCGAACGGGTCGGTGGACTACTGGAATCTGGCGTTCGTGAAATCGGGCGTCACTCAGGAGATGTTCACGAATCTGTCGAGCGACCCGACGAACGCGCGCTTCGTCAACACCATCGTGAACGCGGCTGGCACGGGTTCCGAATTGTTCACGGTCGCGGACCTTGGTCTCGTTGGCGTCTATACGGCAACACAGGCACGGCCGCAGCGTATCACGCACGCCGCCCCAGCCGGCGGGAACGATGGTCTCGCGGCACTCGCGGACGCGGATTTCATCGGCGATCCGGCGGGACACACGGGTCTGTACGCCCTCGACACGCAGCCCGATCTTCGGATGTTTACCATCCCCGGCCAGGCGAGTGCGGCCATACACGCGGCCATAAATTCCTATGCGCTGTACCGCGACTACACGTGCTACGGATTGCACCCGACGCCGACGCTAGTCCAGGCAGCGACGGCCGACCTCATGGTGGCGTGGGCGACATCCAACACTTTCGGAACCACAGAATTCGCTGCTGGTCCGGCTTGGCCGCGCGTCGCCATCGCCAACCCGAACACGACCGTCTTCGGCACCGGCCCGACAATCTATGTCGACCCGGTAATGTTTAAGATGGCCAAATTCTGCTACGTGGACGCGAACCACCCGGACAGCACGTTCACGAGCGCGGCTGGAATTAACCAGGATTCCGGAACTATGACAAACGTCATCGGTCTGGAAGCTCCCGACACCGAACTGATACCCGGTCTCAGGGATCGACTCGCCGACGTCAATGTGGACCACATCAACAAAGATGTGGGTACGCCGTACTACTTCGATGGTGGAGACAACTGCAAGACGACCGGAGACTGGCCTCGCCAGTGGCACGCTCGTGCTGCCATCCTGGTCAAAGAGACCATCAAGAAGAACTGGGCTTGGGTCAAGCACTCCAAGAACACGTCTTCGATGCGGCAGTCGGCAGGTAGGCAGGCGAATCAGTACCTGCGCACCACGCCGGCCGAAGCCTTCGAAATCAGCACAGGAGCGGAAGACCCGAGCATCCCGGCGGGAGAACCGCTGCGCTACTGCGACACAAGCGACGCGCTGAACCCTATCGAGGTGAGGCGCGCTGGCGAGTTCCACGCTACCGTGGGGCTCGGGTTCTGTGACGATGCCAAGTGGACGACCATCACCATCACTCGCACGACAGTTGCGAGCGCTAGCTAAGGGATAGGAGGGTCATAACATGGCCGACCCGAAATCGTTTTTCGACCCGTTCAACTGGCGTCTCGAAGGTGGCGGTGGTGAGGTCATCGGCTGGGCTTGGGAGGCCGGTCCCTTCAAGCTGACCACGGCGACCACGGAAATCCCGGCGGGCGCGGGCGAGCTTCGTGACGTGCCGGGCACCACGAAGATGGCACAGATCGTCGTGACGGCTCCGCTGTCGACGAACCTGTCGCTGTACAACCGCTTCAAGGCGCAGCATGACGCGAGCACTGGCAAGGGCGTATCTGAGCCCGATGTCTACGAGGACATCGACTTCGTCCAGATCGACCGCGACGGTGACGAGTTGGAGCGCATTCGCGTGTACGATTGCGTGGCCATCGATTACGAGATGGACAACTTCAACAAGAAGTCGAACGACAAGCGCACCGAGAAGTTGACGCTGGCCGGGCGTCGGTTCGAGCGCATTCCGGCCTAGTTCGTTGCCGTCTTCCCGAGGGGATCGTGAGGACAGGAGGACAATTCGATGAACCCGCAAACCTTTCCGTTCAAGGTGACTCTAGACAATGGCGACGTCGTATTGTCGGTAACGCTACGGCGTCCGACAATTGATGACCAGTTCGCGTTCCGTGCGTCGTTCAGTGACGGGCTCGGCAAGGCCATCACGGGCATCCTCACGGCGTGTACGGTTTCCGTTGAAGACCCAGGACCGTGGAGGGTCAAGCCGGGCTCAGAAGGCAAGGAGACGTCTTGCGACATCGATTGGGAGCGCGTGACGTCCGGGCTCCGCATGTGGGCGATGCTCACGCTGCGAATCAAGGGCAAGGAAGGCGGGCATCTGATACCCGTGGAACTGCTCTGCCCCATGTGCAAGCGCGGTGAAGACGAGTTCTCCGTAGACGTGGATGCGCGGCCCATAGAAGAGGGCGGAGAGTTGCTGTGGTTTGAGCCGGAGGACGGTGTGGCAGTCATCGATTCCATCATCTCGGGCACTCCGATGTCGGCTGAAATCGGTGGCATTCCCATAAAGGTCAAGCCGCCGAGCGGAACGACGGAGTTGAAACTTCAAGTCGTGTCGAAAGAGTTGCACAAGTCGCGGTCGAAGGATGCGCCGGTCAACGAGCAGACCATCTCCAACGACGTGTCGTTGCGAGGGCGTGCGTTACAAATCGCGAGCGTCGAAGGGCAGCACCCGAACGACTTGGGGCGGTGGGTCAAGACCTTACCAGAAGACCTGTATGATGAACTTGAGGCCGCCATAGAGGCGAGCGATTGGGGTGTCGATTTGTCCTTCGCGGCATCATGTCCGCGCGGTCACTCGGTAGCAGGTGAAGTCCCTTTCGTCTACCTGTTTGGACAGCCGAACACGGCCATGAAGTCGCTGCGAGACAGGCAGCGGGAGAGGGCGAAAGCGAAGAAGAATCGCCCTGTATCACCGGAATGATGATACCGACGACACACGGCAGCGCAGACCGCCGCGCCGTTGTCGTCGCATGTGGACCTCTGTTTCAGATTCTCGGCGAGTCGCTAGAACGCAAGGTACGTTTCCGACTGTCGTATCGGTCGGGAATCTCCGGCGGCATCATGGACTATGACAAGACGGGGGATGTGCCAGTAGGTGAGGCGCTGAAACTGTGTGAGATGACAAGCGAACGCGAGGTGGAAGACTTCAAGACCTACATGGAGTGCATTCGCGTGAGCATGTGGGGAAAGAACTAGATGCGTACCATCTTCGACATCATAGCGCGAGACAACGCTAGCGGAACGCTAAACAAAGTGGACCGCTCCATGAAGAACCTGGGGAATAGCGCGCGGACTACTGAGAAGAGTATGGGCGCAGGCGGGGCAGCGAAGGGTGGGATGTTCGGTCCCGGTGTCGGTGGTCCGATTGGGAAGATGCTGACTGGCGGAGCTATGATGGCGGGTGGCGACAAGATGGCGGACTTCGCCGTCAACGTCGCGCGCAGTTCTCGTACCATGGAGAACGCGATCGGCACGATGAAAGCCTACGGGGCAACCGAGGCGGACATCAACCGCGTGAGGGACGCGGCGTTCAAGTCGGGTTTCAATATCGACCGAGCGGCTGAATCGATGGCTCAGTTTGCGCGAGAAGGGTACAACGCTACGCAGTCGGCTCAAATGCTGACACCGGCAATGCAAATGATGAAGTTCGGTCAGATGGGAGCGGAGGAGTCTTCGAAGTTCCTCGCCGATACACTCGACCAATTCAGCCTTTCGGCGGACCACGGGCAGGACATCACGAACAAGATGGCCGTGGCGATGAAAATGTTCGGAGTTCAGGGGCCGGAACTCGCGGAGATGTTCAAGGGCGCGGCGTCCGGTGCTCAATTGGCCGGAGCCGGATTCGAAGACGTGCTGCTCACCACGGGCATGATAAAGAAGGTGTTCCCGAGCGCGACGAAAGCGGCGATGGCGGCCGGACAAGCGTTCACGCAACTCGCCGATAAGAAGGTCCGCAAGGAGCTTCACGCACAAGGAGTGGAAGTTCTCGACGCAAACAAGAAGTTCAAGCCGTTGACGACAATCCTCGCCGAACTGCTCACGAAGACGTCGAAGATGACGGAATCGCAGCGGGCGTCCGCGTTGGCCTCTGTGTTTTCCAAGCGCTCCGCCGGTGGTCTCTCCGTCATCATGGACCAACTGGCGAACGGTGTGACGGACGCCACGGGGAAGATTTACAAGGGCGCGGATGCGGCAACCTACCTCGCTTCGCAGATGGCCAATTCAGAGGGAGCGGCAGCGGCGATGCGTGAAGCTATCCTGAACACGACAGCCGGGGCAGACGAAGCGTTCGCCAACTCTAAAACACGCATGAACGAGACGTTTGGCAGCGCCACCCAAGGCATCTACATCAAGGCCATGCGGGCGCTCGCGGGCGGGGTGAACGCCACGGCCGATGCGATGAACTCGCTTCCGCCTATCGCGCGCACCATCGTTGTCGGGCTGACCGGTGTCACGGGAGTCTTCATCAAGGCGCTCGGCGCGTGCATCCTTCTCGGGGGTGCCATGCGGATGCTCGGAATTACGTTCCGAGGATTGCTGTTCACGGTGGGCAAGGTGCTTCTAGTTGGAATTCCATTGCTAGGGTTGCTTGGAGCCATCGGTGTCGGGTTCTATGGGATGCATCGTGCGGCTGAAAAGAACGTCGGCGGTACTGGTGGTTTCTTCACGGGTCTGTGGTCGAAAATAAAACTCGGGTTCAAGGGCACGCTTGACCTCATCTCTGGTGGTGGATTGAGCGAGGCGGTCAAGAAGGACTTGCAGAAGTCTGAAAACAGCGGTGTGGCGAAGTTTCTCGTGTGGGTCACGGGTGCTATCGGGCGCGCAAAGGCGTTCTTCCAAGGCATGGTAGAAGGGTTTGATGCAGGTTTGGCAAAACTGGACGGACCGTTCTCTCGTTTCAAGTCAACGCTCATGGGGATCTTTGGTTTTAGCGATACGAGCGACCCAGCAAAGCAGATGGACGAATGGAAGAATGCTGGGGCTAGTCTAGGAGGTGGACTCGCCGAGTTGTCGGCGACTGTCATGGACCTTTCAACGCGTGCGCTTGGTTCTCTCAAGCAAGTTTTCAAGGACATCTCACTCAAGGACGTAGCGTCTGGACTGAAAACCATCGTGAGTCTTTTTCAAACAATGGCCAAGGCGGCGCAGTGGGTTGCGGATGCTTTCACAACAGTCGTCGATATGAAGAACGCAGCCTTCACTATCGGCAAGGGTGCTGAGAACATGAGCGCCGCCGAAATGCTTGGAGTAACGCGCGGGGCAGGAGGATTGCAGGCTAGAAAGAATCTGGCTATGTCCTTCGAAAACACGGACATGATGGTCCAGTTGGGTTTGATCGACAAGGCCGCCGGACAGGCGCAGAAAGTGTCGGCGTACAAATTTCAGTCCGGTGTATCCACGGTTGGGAATATCGAAACACTAAAAGGTATCGGAGATTTTTTCAAAGGTCCATCTGACAAGATAGCTTCTAAACTTACTGGAATACCAGTTGAACAATTTGGTGGAAATCGCGGTGGTCCAAACAATACGGCGGAACTAGCGCAGAAAAAAATAGGCGACGGTCTAATGAGCACGGCAGCCGCGTTGAGCAAACTTGCAGATATGGGATTCCAGGTAAATGTTGATGGTCAGACATTTGGCAAGGTTGTGTCCAACGTAAAACATGAATCTGATGAACGTAGTTATCAAGAAGATCCTTTTCCGTCCGAACCTGTTACGGTTTGGAGATAGACTATGCCGATAGCAGCCGATGACGAACGAAGCGAGTTGGTGAACCTCGAAACGATGGACAGCATCTCGTTTCAGCTGACTCCCCATGTCATCTCGCCGAGTGTCAGCGTGAATTACAACGACCAGGGCGGAATCGGCGCTTCGTCTGTCAATCAGGTCTACAGCAACACGAGCGCAGAAGAAATTACGGTTGAGTTCCCGTACTACCGAGTGGGTTTGGCGAACGCGGGTGGGATGTCCGTTGAGGCGGCAACTGCGGCGATGGATAGGCACCGCGACTTCGTGCGCTCGCTCACGTTGCCGGGTACGCGGTCGGATGGCTTGAGCAAGGGCGCACCACCTCTGTGTCTTCTCACGATACCGGGTCACCTTGTGTGGAAGTGCCGCGTGCGGTCGTTTAAGTACGACCGCCGCATCGGGCAAGACGGGAAGGCCATGGAACTGAAACTGAACATCACGTTCCGCGAAGAGTGGACCACGGCGCTGTCGAGCGAAGACATCTTGGAGAAGGGCTACAACCGTGGCTGAGAACGTCAAAACCTACAGCCGATTTCGAAGTTGCTTCGAGACGACCGACGATGACGGCGTGCTATTCACGGTGGACGACACGCCGTTCTCGTACACGGACCTCGCGGACAACTCGACTTACGAGGTAAAGGCGGGCGATACGTGGTGGTCCATCGCGGATGAAGTCTTCGCCCCACTCGACTACTCGTTTCAACTTTGGTGGGTCATCATGGACTTTCAGCCGGAGCCGTACCTTGACCCCACGGTAATGCCGACGGCGGGCACGGTGCTCTACATCCCGAGCGTCAAGACGGTCACGTCCAAGATTCTTAGTCCCGAGCGCAGGCGGTATTCGTAATGGCGACACTCGGAGGACCGGCGCTGTGGGTTGAACTCATCCAATCGGATGAGGGCGACCGCGTCATCGAAATCCCGGTGAACGCGCTGGCGTCTTTCGAGTTCACGGACACGGACGAAGGGACGGACGTCGCGAAGCTGTCGCTCCGAAACGATGACATGCGGTGGTACGACGAAGAGGCGTTCCGAGCCGGGCAGAAAATCAACCTCACGTGGGGGTGGGAATCCGGCATGTGTACGCCTCGGCGCATGGTCGTCAAGAAGCCTTCGCAGGGGTCCAACCCCATCACCATCACCATGCACGACGAAGGCGCGTTGCTCGACATCGTGCCGAAGAAACGCCACTGGGCGGGCATGACGGACGGTCAGATAGCGTCGGCAATCGCCGACGAAAACGGGTACTCTGGAATCCTTCAAGACATCTCGATAACGACCGCCGTGCGTGAGGGGACAACGCAGGTCGGTACCGACGCAGCGTTTCTCACGACGCTCGCACGGCGCAACGGGTTCAAGTGGTGGGTGGATGGTACGGGGTTGCATTGGGGCAACCGACCGACGGGCGCAACGCCGTCTGCGTTCTTCATCTATCGAAACGACCTGAGCGGGAACGTACTGTCGCAACCTGAAATCGAGGCGAATCTTTCGAAGGACGTCGCCAAGGTCAAGGTCGTGGCAATCGACCCGCTCACACGCAAGGAAGTCTCGGCGACGGTCGGAGTTGATGAAGGTGACGAGACGCTTGGTGACTACGTCAACAACATCATTTCACTAGGCAACGAAGACGAGGTGAGCAACCCGGATTCACCGGATGGCGCGCGGTCGGCTCGCGTATCTCGCGCCGTAGAGTTCAACCTTGGGTCCGCAACCGAAGAGGAAGTGGCCACCGAGGCGGAGCGCATATACCGCGAGACGGCGATGAACCGCTACAAGATGTCCACCTCGGTGCTCGGCGACGTCGCGCTAGGTGCGAAGCAGCTTCACCACTGGACCATGCCGAGCGAGACGATGACGGGGCTCTGGTACTGTAAGAAAGCCATCACCAGTATCGAGCCGGGCAAGTACACGATCGGCCTGCACTACGTGAAGGACGCGCTCGGCAAGTTGTTCCTGTCGAAGATTCATCCGGTGTCGCGAAAGAAGAACGAACTGGACGAAAACGGAGTGCCGATCGACAAGGACGGGCTCACGAAAAAGGCGACCTACTTCGAGGAAAATGGTAAGCCGACTGCGGCATGGCACTATGTTGACTCAAAAGACCAAACCGTCGGAAACGCCACCAAGATGAGCGTCGAGGACGTCGCTGCTCTGTCGCAGGCGGACCGCCTCGCGTTGGCGAACGCCAGCGCAGGGGCCATCATGTTGCCGGGTAAGTGACATGAGCGACGCACTTCACGGCACCTACGAGGGCTTCGTTATCAAGCGCGAAGAGGGCGACGCGGCGACTGATACCCCGCTCGGACGCATCAAGATTCGCATCCCCGGCATGATGGAAGAGACGTCGTGGGCCTACCCGAGCGGATGGGGGAAGAACCAAAACGGACCCGTTCCGCAACTCGGCGACATGGTCGAGGTATTCTTCATCGCGGGGCGGCGCGACTCCCCACGGTGGCGGCCGTCGCATCCAGGGCAGGGCGAGACGTTCCCCGAGTTCGTGCATCCCGACGTCGCGGTATGGGGAGATGATAACCTCCGAATCATCCGCGACCCGCGCGACGGGCAGAAGTACACGTGCATCCGCGCGATGGAGAAGGTGAACGGCGTTGACGATGTGCTCGTCGAAATCTTCATCTCTCACGAAGGGCGCGCGCTTCGCATATACGGAGGTGCAGGGATAAAAATCGAGAGTGAGGGGGAGTTGTCCATAGATTCGAGTGGCGACGTTGACGTGCAAGGTCGGAAGGTCTTGCCGCGCAACAAGCCGCTCGCGTGAGGTAGAACGTGGCAGCGCCGAACGTCTGGAAGCCGGTCAACGATTTGGTGTGTCCGTTCCTGACACCCGTTGGGAGCATCGATGACATCTGCTTTCCGGGCGGTCTGTGTCTCTCTGCAATTCGCCCGCCGGACGATTACCCGCGCATCTCCGATCTAGTCATGGCGCAGTTGGCGCAGATCGGCCCGGCGATGGCACCGCTCAAGCCGTTCTTCGACGTGCTCGATACGGCGCTGGCCATCTTCAAGTGCATCGAGGCGATACCGGATTGCATCACCAAACTGGACCCAAGCGGGCTCATTAATTGCATTCCAGACCTCGTGGAGAAAATCAACCAACTGCTCTCGCTGATACCACAGCTGACGATACCGCGCCTCATCATCCAGTTGATTCGCAACCTCGCGGCGTTTCTGCGGTCGCTTGCCGATGACCTGGACTACCTCAAGCAACGGCTGGCGATGGTGGCACAGGCTATCAGCCGTGCGGCGGACCTGAACGACGTGACGTGGAGCGGTTTTCTGCAATGTGCAGAGCAAACCGTTACGGATGAATTGGATGCGTTGGCGCAGGCGTTACAGATGCTGGGCCGTATCATTCTGCTCGCCAATATCATGCTCTCTTTGATTTCCGGTGCGCCTGAGATTCCGTGCTTTGGTACAATGATGCAAGACATTGCCGTGCTTGATGATGTCATCGCGGCGATTCGCGCTCTGGCTGCGTTGCTCGAAGAATTGGCGAACAAGATACCTGACCCGGAGATGGCAATAACTCTGCTGCTCAAGGGCGAGAAATGTTGAGGTCGACATGAGCGACGAGGAAGGACGGTTTGGGGTTGGATTGGCGATGCCGTTTGGCTTCGCATCCACTGACTTAAAGCAGGCTACGGGGACGCGGTTGCTTGAGATGAACCTCACCTTGGAGGTCGGAACGAAGCGTGGAGAACTCCCGTGGGATATGCACAGAGGTTCTCGCCTACACTTGCTCAAGCACACGAAAGTAGGGAAGACGGCTCGTATCGCATTGGCCGGATACCTCATGCAAGAAGCGCTTGCGTCTGACAATCGGATACGAGCTGGTGCAACCGAAGTGACCGGAACGGGTGGAGAGTTGCGGGTATCGACGGCATACGTTGAGCGTCGGTACAATGGAAGTGGCGGCGAGGGTCGGATAGATTACGAGGTGCCTGCGTGACATTCGAAGCCGAAAATTACGACCACACGGGGCGCGATCAACCAGCTCTTGACGCTCGTCTGCAAAGTTTGTTTTTGTCCGTGTTCCCGGCGTGGACTGATACGACAACCCGCAACATGGCAAACGTCATTCGCAGTGGTTCTGCGTGGGTCAGTTCCGTCAACGACTACTACATGACGCGCAAGGCGCGCGGTGCATACGTCCCAACGGCAACAGAACGCCGGGATATGATAGCACTCGGGAAACGCCAGAGTTACGAGATGTCGGGAGCACAGGCCGCGACGTGCGACTTGACCGCAACGCTACTCAACGGGCCTCTCGCTGGCGACGTGACGTTCTCAATTAACGACAAGGTGCAAACCGAAGATGTCGTCAACCCTGTCATCGGTGAGGTGCAAGCGACGGTCGTCATGGCAGCAGGCGCGACCACGGCAACTCTTTCGTGGAGGCACTGTCAGTCGAAAACGCAGACGTACACCGCGACAATCAACGCGAACCAAGAAGTATTCCTATCGGAAGGTCCGTACCTTGAAGATTCAGTGGCGTTCTCCACTGGACTCGGCGCGTGGACCGAAGTCGATTCGCTCGCTCTGTCTGGACCGACAGACCGTAACTTCGAGGTGTTGGTTGACCAGAACGACCGCGCAACGGTGCGGTTTGGCGACGGCGTTAACGGCGCCGTGCCGACCGGTACGTTCACCATCTCCTACAAGACGGGAGGAGGGTTGACCGGGAATGTCGCCGAGAATACCATCAAGAAGTTCGGCAAGACCTACGCCGACACGTTCGGGACACAGGCCATCTTTTCGGTTACGAACGCGGCGAAGGCGTCCGGAGGACTTGCACGCGAGACTGTCAATGCAGCTCGACAGCAAATCCCGTTGTCGAACACGTCTCCACGAACGACCGTAACCAGGTCCGATTTCGAGGTGCACGCTCTTGAAGTGCCGTCTGTTGCCCGAGCTCTCATGCTGTCGAGTGACGAGGACCTTGCAATCCCGGAAGTGGAAGGACGATTATACGTCGTTCCGGCGGGAGGTGGTGTGGCGAGTCAGGCTCTTCTCGACTCGGTCGAGACGATGGTCACAGTCACGTATCCTATGCTCACGAACTACAGCGTGCTCATCTCGACAGCAAGCTACCTCACAGTGAACGTGCGCGCCGTCATCTGGATTGCGGCGAACTACTCGGCGACGGCTGTCAAGACGGCTATACTCGCGGCGCTCGCTGCCTACTTCAACCCACTGTCCACGGACGGTAGCGCAAACACGCTAATCGATTTCGGCTACAACTATCGCGACGTCAACGACCTACCGTGTGGTGAAATTGCTCTATCGGATCTGTTCAACCTCATCCGCGATATTCCTGGAGTGAGGAAAATCGGCACGGGACTAGACGATTTCACGCTGAACGGCGCGCACTCGGACCCGCCGATCTCAAATTGGCAGTTTCCAGAACTCGGTTCTGTCGTGTTGGTCAACGGCGCGACTGGAAATGTGATTTGACATGGCGAATGTCGTTCTCAATCCGCTCTTCGCGACAGCCGACCCGCTTGGTGAGCCTGGAGAGGCGGAGAACTGGGATCGAGTCTCGCACCAACACTATCCGGGCTTCGCTAAATTCCGACAGCCGCATTCGTTCTACGCGACCTCAGAGCGGTTTCAGTTCGAGGACGCACCGGCGCGGGTTGTGGGTACTGAGCCGTTTGAGTACGGGCGCGCGACGGCTGTCGGGTTAACGACAACGCTGACCGATTCGACGAAGAGTTGGACGGTCAACGAGTGGACGGGGCATACTTTCCGCATCGTCTCCGGTACTGGGTTCGGCTATGCGGACGTCACGGTTGCGACAAACGACGCTACTACTCTGACATATGCAGCGCAGTTGTTCACACCCGACACGACGTCGCGCTACATCATGAACAAGCCGTTCGTGTTGCCCACAACTCCGCAGTGGACGTTCCCCGTGGCTGCCGTCTTCGTATTGCCGACGAACGCAATCCAATTCAACGGCGTTGACCTGCGGGCGGCCATCCCACCGGGTTCGAGTTTCCAGGTCGTCGGCACCCCACCGGATACGCAACTGGACGGGTACTGGACCGTAGTCAGCATCTCGCTTGTCGGCGCGGATTCCGTTGTCTATGTGTCGGAAGACGTGCTCGCCATGGCACCGGGCGCGGTCGCAAACCTCCCGCCTGTCCTCGCGTGTACGGCGCACGAACACGCGTCCCAGGCGAGCGTCACGGACACGACGGCGTACCCGGTTGCCCCGCTCGGGGCAGGTCAGACAATCGAGGTGCGGATAGACCGTGGCGACGCGCAGATGATAGCATTTCTCGGTGGCGAGACAACGGCGCAGAACGTTGCGGAAGTCATTGATGAACTTCTAGTTGGCGGATGGGCTCGCGTCACGGGTGGGCAGGTGCAAGTCTACTCGGATGCTCGCGGGCCGACGTCGTTTGTTCAGGTCGAACCAATTACTGCCGGACTAACGTTCGATATTCATGAGTCGCGCGGTTACGGACAGTGGGCGCAAATGTGGCCGCTGTATTTCGTCAACGCGGCGGATGCCACGACGGCAGAAATCGCGGACGTCCTCGGTGAGCACTGGCACCACATTCGGGTACGGTATCCGGGCGGCGCGGCCGGTGACGCGGTGCATGTCGAGACGGACCGCAAGGGCGCGACGGCGACACTGTTCATCAATGACACTGTTGGAGGATTCCATGACGCGGCGGTTTGGCCGATTCCGGCGAGAATCACGGTCGGTCCATTTGCGAACAACATTCTCACGTTCGATGTTGATGGTTCTGGAGTTGTTATCACTTTGCTTGCTGGCGATGTCACCCCGGAACTCGTGTCAGGGGCGATCTCGGCAGATTTCGTTGCGGCCGGTGTAGACGCCACTTCGACCTACAGCGCCGATCGCGTGTACGTCGACAGCCGACTCCCGCTGGTTTGCACAGGGGGAACGGCGAACCCGGACATCGGATTCCCCGCGACGTTCACGACTTACGGTGGCGGGACGACTGCGCGCATTGTCGGGCTTGCTGGTGCGACGGCGGTAGGTGTTGACGATGTCGGTTGGTTCTCAGATTTCAGCGACGTGACGAGCGTCTTTGCACTGTTCTCTGCGGATTCTCCGGTCGCGTTAAATGCGGACACGTTCGCGTGGTCCGAGATTTATGCGACGATGGACTCGGTAACTAACTACTACGCTCCGTTTGCGAGTTTCTACGGACCCACCTGGACCGTCCTTCGCGAGTCGTTTGACGAGGCGTGGGCAAACGAATGGATCGAAACATACAATCCGTTCACGCCGGTTGCGGGCGCATGGAAGCCACCTGGCATGTCACCATCCGCCCAGATTATCGGGCGCGAGTTGACGTTCCCGCTGACAGTGCGGAGCAACGCGAATAAACTGACCATCCGCAGTGAGACGGACGCGATGTGGTACACCGTGACGCTGACAGGTGGAATATACGCGACGATTGCAGCATTGGTGGCGCATCTCAATGTGCAACTGGTCGTGACTGGCATCACAGACGACGTAATTTTTGGATACCACGGGAATTCATTGACTCTTGGATGGGACGGCACGGCGAACGCGGACGGAGCACTCCATTTGGCGAGCGGGATTGGCCTTGTGGCAGGAGCGGACGTGCGGACTACATTAGGGCTGTGGCCCCTCGCCCCGGACACTGGCGCTGCGTCTGTTGCCGTTCCAGGTGGGTTCTACGATGGCGACCCTGTCGGTACGTGGGATGCCAGCAACCAGTACGGTGTGGACCCGTTCTCCAGGTTGGTGTTCGACACGGTGCAAGACCCGGACTTGGCGACGTGGCATCCGCAAACAAACGGGGACCTGTCAGCGCTGTTCAACACGACGAAGCCATCGCCAGATTCCTACGCCGAAAGGTTCGCGTTCCCGAACTGGTACGGGGCCTACGTGACTCCTGGGGCGGGTTCCATTTGGACGGCGGCGATTTTCGACGCGACGATTGCACCTGAAATCTACGAAGATTTCGAGGAAGGTTGGTAGGCTATGGCCGATGCAGATTGGGCCGCGCTGGACAATGAACTCGGATTTGCGGACGTCGCGCAGGACACAACCGCTGGGGTCACGCCTCCGAACGGTGGCGGGACGCACGTCTACGCCTTCAACTGTCTAGACGGGACGGTGACTGGTGCTGCGGGGAAATACTGCATCATCGCCAACTACTCTCCGACGGTGAGCGGTGCGTGGATCGCCGGGGCGGTCAAGCGGCTGTCGAGTGCACAGAACACGGGATTCTCTCCGTTCCTGTGCGTCGCGGCGACTGGGCACGATACTGCCGACAACGGCTACCTCATCGGATTAGAGGACGCGGACCCGTACAGGATTGTTCTGCGCAAGGGGACAATCATCGGCGGGATTCCCGTGGCGGCCGACGGGGAATACCTGCGGCGGTCCTCGTCTCAGTACCAGATCTCGGACGACCTGTGGCACCACATCGCAGTCGAGGCGGTGGAGCAGCCGAACGGAGAAATCTACCTGAACTGTTGGGAGTCCGACCTCGTGGCTCACGCGGTGACGGCTCCCGTGTGGACGGCCATCTCCGGCATGACGCAGTTCATAGACGACGCGGTTGGAATCAACTCGGGCACGTTGCCGTTGAGCGGCGGTGGGTACTGCGGCTATGCGATGGCGGTTGCAGAGGCAATCGGCACGCGGGCGGCATTTGACCACATACAGATTCGGCGACAGGTCTGATAGGTGTCGAGCGCGCCGACACTTCCGGGACCGGCTCCGGCGGCAACGTCACTTGTCCGAGAGGACGGGACGTGGTTCGACGCGGGAGTTGGTACGTTGTGCGGACGCATCTCTGCGGCGGGGTACGTGCTCGGGCTGTCGGCGAGCGTTGACCGACCGACGTTGTATCCAGGTGACTACATCGAAAACACGCAGGTTGTGGACCTCACGGGACAAGACATCGTTGCGCTTGCGGCCGAGATGACGGGTCTTGTAGTGCCGACCGGTATTGAGATGCCGGGGTACACGACTGGCACGGACTCACTTTTGCACTACCGAATGGACGAGGTGAGCGGCGGGGCGCGCGATGAAGTCGATTGGAGTCACGACCTGCGGATGGCGGACGGCCTCATATCACCGTCGGTGCCTGCGTACAATCTCGGGTATGGACTCGCGCGCACGTGGGGTGCGGGCGCAGGTGATATGGTCGGCGAGAACGACCCGCAGATTATACCTGCTGCTGGACTGCCGTCGTATACCGTCGATTGGTGGCAGAATTTCGACGTCGCTAGCATCGCGACAAGCAACGGAGTGAGCCCGACAGTGTTTCAGTTGAGGTCCGTGACGGCGGGAGGATTTCGGATTCTGTGGGGTGGACTCTCGGGCATGGGTGCGCATACGTGGCGGCTCTACATTGAGCACTGGAACTCCGGGGTCTACTCGGCACAGAACCTCATCGCTACGGCGCGAGCGGCGAACCAAGGCAACGAGTTCTTTTCGGTTGCGTTTGACGATACGACGATGGCGGCGCGGGTCTACATCAACGGCGCGCTGGTCGCGACCACCGGGGCGTTCGCCGTAGCACCTGGACAGCCTCTTGTCGGCGCGCGAATTCATGTCGGCGACCCTCTGTACAGGGGCGTCATAGATGACGTGCGGCTGTCGAACACGAACCACAATCTGGCTACGCATCAAGCAGCATACGCTACGCGGTTGAACGCGCCGGTTATCTACGACGTTAGTTGGTGGCTTCATATCGACATAGATGATGAGCACTACGCGAGCTGCAAAATCACGGCGGACTCCAGCGGACGCCCGGCGTACCTGAACGCACCGACTGGAATCGTTCTCGGCGTGCACACATTGTCGTGTCGTCTCGAATTAGGGGCCGGTGCATGACCGTGCATCCACACATCCCCGAGGCGTTGCTCGAAAGCATTCTGTCCGACGTCGTGACGTTTCCCCTTGTGCTGGTCGTGGCAAATCCGGGTGAGGACGCGGTGGAAGTCGCGACGTCGTTGCACCCGACCTTGCGAATTGCGCACATTCACGGCGACCCAACCGTTGCTCCCGCGCCATACTTCACACTGCTTGTTGAGGTGAACGTTGGCGGCACGGGATGGGTGACGGCGTACACGACGGCGGGTGGGTTCTTCGCGCCATGGAACGGCGCGGCGTGCGCGGTGTCGTACCACACGCCGATATCTCCTTATGTGTTTACTGAGTTGACCTTCGAATACACGGGCGGCGTGATGCCGCACGACACGACCATAGAATTTCGAGTTACCGGAACAACGCTCACGACGGGATGGGGTCACTTCTCGTGGGGACATATGCCGTGGGGGCACGTCACGGGGACGTCAACCTCCATGATTGTGACCTACTCGTTTGCCACAGCAGATGAGGAAGCGCCTCAACTCCTGAGCGCCGTGGCGACCGTCAAGGACGTTTTACGCCTCGTGTACGATGACACCATGAGGGTATCGACACCGGACGGCAGAGCGGTTGTGACGACGGTTACGAATGAAACCGCGTGGGGCGCGCTGCCGGTGCCTGGAACTCTCATCGTCTCTGTGGACGGTGGCGCGGCGACTCTCTACACGATAAACGCAACGATGCTATCTCTGTTCTACCCAGTCACGGCGGTGGACATCGCGAATCTACTCCCGAGCCTGATAGACGGCACGACCGCACACGCCAACGACGACGGCACGGTGTCTCTCTACAGCGAGACGGTGGGAGACGCGGCGACGTTGCAGGTCATGGGTGGGACCATGAACGCCGTACTTCAATTCCCGACCACGCTGGTCACCGGTAACGATTCATCAGCGTTGTCCGCGAGCAACTACACCATCGCGCGGAACAACGTGTATCCGGCCGTGGCGGTGCATCTCACTCCGCAGTCCGTGGAAGCGGTGGACGTGGCGCTCACGACGTTCGACCTCGCGGTCCAATGGCCGATGACACCGCAAGCGCCATACGAGGTGACGGTTGCGGCGGACGTCACGGACCACGCGGGGAACGTGATCGATGCAACGGCAGACTCGGCGACGTTCTCTGGATTTCAACCTCCCATCCCGGCGGGGCGCGTGACGAAGTTCCCGATTCCGCAAGCGGCCTATAGCGTGGACGATACGCAGGAGTTGCGAGCGTTCGTCAACGCGCTTGAAGAGGTTTGGAATCTGCAACTGACCGACATCGATTCTCTGTCGGACGTGTGGGACCCGGACATTGTTGACGAGACACGGCTCGCCTTGCATCTCAAAGACCAGGGCAACCCGTTCACGTGGGCGGAATTGGACCTCACGTTGGCGGAGCGTAAGAAGTTGCTTCGCATGTTGCCCGACCTCTACAACTACCGAGGCACGGACCCTGGTATCGAGGCGGCGATTCTGACCTTGCTCGGAATCGAGTGCCATGTTGCCCCTGCCATGATGGACGTATGGACGCTCGGCGTATCGTTGCTTGGAGACTACTACCCAGCGCAGGTTGTTGCCGTGAATCCTGAGACGTATAACCTTGCGGCGGCTGGTCGGGACCTGTGGGTCATCGTCGACAACGGGCATGCGGTCAACACCGTGAGCACAACGGCACAGACGTTCACGCTCGCTGGGCGCAACGCGGCGCAGTACGTCGCGGGATACCAATTCCGAATCTACGGGTCGACTGGAAACGACGCGCGGTACACGGTCGTTTCTTCTGTCGAGTCCGGGGATGATACGGTGGTAACGGTTGTCGAGGCGATCCCAAGTGCGGTTGCAGACGGCACGGCAATCCAGACAATGCAGTTCAGCAACGTTGCCGGTGTAGACTTCGCTGTACCAGCGGCGGCCACGGCAGACGAGGTTGCAGATGCTGTTGCGGTGGACATCTACGGCGGAGCGGCCACAGGACTGAATCCAGGAGGCGGTAATACAGTAGCGGTTGCTTCGATGAATCCTGCGGGAACGATTCAAGTCGTCGGAGGCACGGCGAACGTCGCGCTCGCGTTCAACACGGTTTTGCATTCGTCGACAGGAGGTTGCGTGCTCGGCCCCGGAACGGCACGCGAGCGCCGAACCTTTGACCTCGTAGTGACTGGCGCGCTACCATCGGCACAGGAGGAGGCATTGATGCGTCGCATCGCTAACTGGGCCAAGCCGGTCAACACACACCTCGGTCGCATACGAAACGAGTATGTGGTCGAGGACGATGGCATCTGGCGGCTAGGCCGCAGTCGACTCGGCGCGGATACCGTGCTGGGCTAGGGGATAAAGCGCATGGACTCACTCAATTTCTACTATCTTCAGAGGGTGCTCGAATCCGAGCTTGACCTTGTAGAGACGAACACGTCAACGGCGCTCAAGAAGGCGCGGCAAGACCTCGGCATCGTCGGGATGCACGACGGCGGAGTGGTGACGCAGAACGCACCACCAGACCTATCTGTGCTCGTGAGCGGCCCGGCGCTTGGCACAGACCCAGACGGCGAGCGGTTGTACTGGGCGGCGGCGCAGACGGTGGATTGCACACAAGACCATCTAGGCGCTCCAACAACCGTCGTTGGAGCTGGCAACGAACGTTGGATTTCAGTCATCGCCGAATACGACCAGACGCTTGCGCTACCAGTCACGGATGGGAACGGCGTCACGGTCTATACGCGCGTCTACGATTCGTTCAATCTGTACGTGACAATGGCGACAGAGCAGGCGTTCGGCGCGAACGTAAAACCGGCTCTCCCATCCGACGGCGTGTTACTCGCGGACATCCGGTTGGTGTTCGGTGGAGTTCAGATTCTCGCGGCGGACATAAATATTGTCGCGGCAGGAATCACGAATCGTCGGCAAGATCTCGTGCGGTACGCGGGAACTTCCATCCCTACGGCGGACTACGGCAACCTAGTCGACGCTGTGTTAGCGTTGTTTGGCTACGTGGACGCTCTATCGACGGGAGTAGGGGTCGTGTTTGCGGCGACCGGAGCATGGCGTGACGCTTCTGCAATTGCAGCCGTCACGGTCAGCGGGGCCATCAACGAAATCGTATCTGACCTTCAGGTAGATGCCGGTGCGGCGCGCACGGGTTCGGCTGCGCACGTCACGGCCGGAGGCTTCTGCGACCTTGCGAATGCGGCGTTGCAAACGAACCTAAACACAATCGCCGATAATGTCGCGGGGCACATCAACGGTGGTGCTCCGGCGCATCCAGCGACTTCTATTACGACGGCTGCCATTCCCGGTGCTCCGGAATCCGAGGCCGGTCCGTCAACGGTCCAGGCTGTGCTATCTGATGTGTTTGGGCATCTGAATGCTAGAACCGAACGCGCGAGCGATGAAGACATTAGTGGCGCATGGATGTTCAGCAATGGTTTGACGGGCAACAACAGAGCAAGAGCAGAAGAGAACCTACTCCTAACGAATGCTCCGTGGGTCAATTCGTTGGAAGGAGGTTCCATACCTCCCAAAGATGATATGACAAATGTGGCATCAGGATTGTATTCAGGTGCTAACGCATGGTGTCATTCTTTTTCAGGTTACAATTCCGTAAATTCCACACAGATCGCAGATATGTGTACCGTTTTCGAACCGGCCAGTGGAAGAAGATATATAATCCTGTTAATCACGGATACATGCTCAATTGAGGTTAGACGCGCAGAGAATCCGAATGAAGGTGTGACTACAATCGCATTGGCAGGTCTACCGGCAGGAGCATGGATTCCGGATTCGTGTTGTTCAGACGGTACTAATATATATGTTCTTTTCCACAAGGACGCCGGAGCTGCTACCGTTCATCAAGTTCAAGCTTACAACATGGATGGCTCGGTCAAGGCCGGATGGCTGGCGTTTGGTTTGGGGACTGGTTCCGCGCTCGCGGGGACCGGATATTTTGGAGGAGGAGCAACGCCATCTTTGGCGGCCAGCGACCGAATCAAAGTGGTATCGATGACGAGCCTAGGTCATGCAACGTCCAGGCTTGCTGTAGCATGTTCCTGGGTCCCGTCGGTAGTCGGTGGATTAGGTGCATCTCCTTGTATTCAGATGCTGAATCTCGCAGACGGTTCTACTTTCGCGAACAGCGCTGGATGCGGGGATCAACCGGAACTAGCCACGAGGTATCCCTGCGGAGGTCTTGCATCGGATGGCATTCGCGTGTTCTGGTCGAATTATTCAGTGGCCGGTGGCACATCTTATGTGTCACATTGTAACATTGCGGATGCAACAGTGGACCCAGGTCTCACCGATTTTCCATTTTCGAATGGAGGAGAAGAGTGTAGAGAAATAATAAATGATGGAACTTGTCTATGGACCAGCAATGTAGATTTGAACACGCATCTTACTTGTTATCACTTAGACAGAGAAATAAAATTTTTACATTCAATTCCTTCTTGCGCCCCAGTTCACATGACGTTTGATGGTCTAAACATATGGCTCCAGGAACTTAGAGATGTCGATTTTGCAGGGACAACTTTTGCGACTCAACTTTTGAAAATACCTTGTGCATCTGCAAGAAATCACGACAGTGTATCCACTGACACATGGGAATTGAGTCAATTGGTAAGCAATTTGATGACTCATGAAGAAGTGGATACTGTAGTCCCTGACTCTGAATTCTTCGGTCATATGATGTTTGATGGCGCAGACATTTGGACAATACTGGACAACAGGTTACATGGGGCGAATCTTGGTGGTATTGTGCGAAAAATTCCTCGCGCCGGGATGAGGTAATCGGAGATGGTTGCGGAGTTGAAGGTAATTATGGAACAAGAAGAAAGAATGCCGGGTGCCTGCTCTGGCCATCCATACCTTATGGCTAAAATCGATGTACTCGCGAGCGACATGAAGATCGGGTTCAAGGAACTCGGTAAAAAAATTGAGGACATGCGAGTAGAGCAGGCGGAAACGAATGCCTCTCTCAAAGGTGCGTGGTATCGAGTAAACGAACTCGACCGGCAGGTTGTCGACGTCCCAACAAAGATCGCCAATGCCGTGCATGTTCATATGCGCGGTTGTCCTATTAACGACGTCACAGAGGTGGGCATTAAAAGTTCAAAGCGCCATCACTCGGACGAACCTGCGGCCCCATACCACTCCCGAAAACCGTCGATTGGTCCATCTCAAATCCTTAGTGCTCCGAAGTGGGCCATTGGTGTAGGAATCGGAGTGGTTCTCGCGATAGTTCTAGTCGGTATTTTTGTCGGCGTTTTTATGTCGACTGGTAATTCAGATAAGGCTTCCAAAACGGTTCGCGGACTTGCCGAACAGGTAGGCTCGCATGCTACGATAGAAAACGAAACGGGCGATAGCCCGCAGGCCGCGACGGCCGCTACAGGAGGAAGCTATGACGACCCTGACCGTAATTAATCCTGCCAAGGAATTTCGCGGCGGAATGAACATCGTTCCCGATGCGGACACAGAAAAGGAACTCGGCGACCTCATCTACGACATCCAGACCGCCGTGAATACCATCGGCAACGCGGCTGTCGAGAGCACGCACGCGGGCCTTGCTCTGCGGACGCTGAATAACGAAGTGGCGGCGGTGCTCAACGGCACGGCCGCAAAGAAGTTCATTCCCGAGGGGATCGACTTCGTTGTAACCGCAATCACGGGCGCTCCGGCTGGGAATGCTATCGTGACGGTGGGAACCACGGCGGGCGGCACGCAGATTCTTCCGGCAACTTCTCTGACCGGACTCAACGCCGTCGGTGAGACGTTCCCGGTTCAGATCACCGGAATCCTGCCGAGCATCGCGGGCACGGCGACTCTGTACGTTAAGTGCACCACGGCGGACACTGGTGCGGGTTCGACACTGACGGCGACCGCCCGCATCTACGGGCGCGAGAACTGATAGTCGAGTGACGGAGTAACAAATCGCGGCGGACATCCGCCGACGGAGGATGAGATGGCAATCAGGGTAAGTGCGACACGAGTTCTCACGGCGCTCGACACGACCAAACTGGACGGCATCGAGGCGGGCGCAGATATCACCGACGCGGCAAACGTCGCGGCTGCTGGCGCGGTCATGGACGCGGACATGGCGGGTGTGACGGTCGGTCACATGATGCGCACGGGGGCCGGTGCCTACGCCGTGATTCAGGATAACATGGCGGCTGTTGTAGCCCCGGCTGTCGGCGACGACAGCGTGGCGGGCTACGCGGTCGGTTCGCGGTGGGTGGACAACGCACTCAACAACACCTACGAGTGTGCGGACGCGGCGGTTGGCGCGGCGGTGTGGCGGCTCACGCTGAACGCGGCGGCTGCCGGTGGGGAACTCGCGGGCACGTACCCGAACCCGACCGTGGCGGACGGCGTCATCGACGCGGCGAACGGCCTCGCGGGTGCGGTGGCTGGCATCGTCGTCGACAAGGGCACGCCGAGTTCGTGTGTTATCGCGTTTGACGTTGGAGGCGCGGCACAGCGTCCAGCAGACGGCGCGTCCTATACGTTCAGCATCGGTGGCGTTCCGCTCGCGGCCATCGAAGCGCGGGATGTCGTGGTCGACCAGTACGACTTTCTGCGGTCGTCTGTCGGTGCCGAAGAGGCCGATACCATCCTCATGGCGGCGGCTTTCGCGGCGGCCATCAACGCGAACACGGTTATTGGCTTGCGGATTCGCGCGGCCATCTACGGCGGTGCGGGAGATGGTCGCTGGTACGTCCAGTGCTACACGCGGCTCCAGGCGGACATCACGGCGGGATCGGCCCTCACGTGCGCGCTCGCGGGTGGACAGCCGGGCGTGTACCAGGCTCGCGCGACGGCGGTCGCGGCGTCCAAACGCCAGATGTTCCCGATTCGCTACGCGGTCACCGCGCAGGACGTTCTCGCGGGTGAGATACGGTTCGACTTCGGCGGGTCGGATGTTGTAGCCTACGGGCTCGACATCCTGACTGCCGCTGCGAACTACACGCGCATCGCCTGGACCGGAGCCGTGACGCTGGCCGGTGGTCAGTTGACCGTCGACAACAGCGCTGGAACGGATTGGGCGGCGGGCAACGTCATCACCGGTTGGATGCTCTGCACCGTCCTGTAGTCTCTTGGCCCCGGCGGGGGCTTCCCTGTTAGCGTAGCGGCCCCAAGCCGCCGGTCGGGGCGGACAGCGAAGAACCGCGCCCCCTTGCGCGCGTCGATTAGGAGGTCCACGTGGCAGGTTACAGTACCCCGTATGCGTTCGCGAACTACCTCGGCGAATGGGCCAACGACGCGGCGGCTCTGATAGAACTTCGGGCGCGCAAATGGGACTCGACTGCGGACGGTTTGGGTTTGCCTCGCAATGGAATGACCTACTACGCCACGGGAACAAACACGTACAGAGGCTACCAGGGCGGTGCATGGGCGAACTTTGTGACTCCGGGCGCCTCTACCCTCGACTTTGCCTACGACGCGGGTGGAGCGGGGCTGGGGCGTTCCATTACGGCGGACGCGGGTGCGGTAACAATTACCGTACCTGACAACTCCAGTTGTCGTGTTCTTGAGTTGACGCAGAATGATACGACCAACGACCCGGATGCGTTGCTCATTACAAACGCAGGGACAAACGCAAGTATCCAGTTGGCCGGTGCTACTCGCTGGATTGAGTCTGACTCCGGGAGTTTGCGGATTCAGATGACGGCCAATGACGCGAATGCGTACAACCTGCAATTCTTCGCAGAAAATCTAGGGGTGGGCGGAACTGCCGATATAGGTATCAAGGCCGACAACGAAATCATCATTAATTCAACTACCGGGAAATTGAGCCTGCATGGATACAACTCGGGTGGCATCGGAGTTGAGGTTGAAGCAACGGCTGGCGGTGGATCGGTAAACATTGGTGGCACAGCACTGACAAATCAGATCAACCTTGGTACCAACGGTGCGCGCAACATCTATGTGGGAAGTGCTGTGGCGGCCACTTTGACGTTGGAGGCTGTCGGTGCGTCGAGTTGGGTGGTGGACGGTGCTGGTGCAACTCCTGCAACTCCCCTGATCCTCCGTTCTGGAGCTGCGGGTTCCAAGTCCGCGACATTGGAACTTCTTAGCGGTGGCGACGTCGGACTGACCTGTGTTGCAACATCGGCGCTGGCCCAGCGACTTGTCATCGCTGCGGCGAATGCAGGAGTCGGGACAGCGATCATTGACATCGACGCAGACGACGCCATCACGATTGATTCGTTGGCAGCCGGTATTTCTCTCGACGCGGCTGGCGCGTCGAACTTCTCAACGTCGACAGGGGCGCTCACGCTGTCCGGTGTCGGGCTCGACTTGAATTCGACCGGTCCCGTTACGATAGATGCCAGTGCGGCAAACTCAATTACTATCGGCGGGGATGCGAACACCGGATCGATGAACTTTGGAACGGGTGCGTCACAAAGAACGATAACGGTTGGCAACGCAACTCTGGCGACGTCGGTTCTGGTGAACACGGGCACCGGGAATTTCAATGTCAACACCACGCAACTGGTTGTGGAACAAGCCAACGGGAACATCGGTATTGGGCTCTCCACATGGGGAACAGCCTCTGCGAAAGTCATCGGTCTCGCATCGGGGACGGCTCCAACGACGTCTCCGGCTGATGCTGTTCAGGTGTGGTCCGCAGATCGTGGTGGTGTTGCGCTCAAGGCGGCGCTGCACATGCGAACCGAAAACGGGTTTACAAACGTCCTCGGTGATTTCTGCGGGTTCGGTACTGCGACTCCGCTCCAGAAGATCGACGTCCAATCCGGTGCCATCCGGTTCGACTACGTTCCGACGATCAGCGCGGCGGGCGTGACCTTCGCGGACGGCGCTGGCGGGTCGAACACGGCAGGCGATCACAGACTCAAGTTCACTGCGGTCAATCCTCTTGGAGAAACAGAACTTGGGACACAAAGTGGGATCTATACTGTACATACGAATGAGAAAATTGATGTATCCAATATCCCTGTGTCTCCCGATCCAACGGTCACGAGCAGGAATGTCTATGCGACGAGAACAGGACCGGGTGCAACGTGGTATTTGATCGCGGGACTGCTTCCCAACAACACGGCAACGACTTGTACGATTGACGTAGCGGATGTGAGTCTGGTGACGGCTGGTTCGGCATTTAACAATACGTCTGGGTATCTGTATGCAGGTACCACGCAATTGTTCAGGTCGGATAGTGCTGGGAATTGGAGTTTGGGAAAATCTCCGACTCCACTGGTTTCTGGTTATAATTTCATATCCATCGGGTCAAATTTCCTGTCCTTTATGGATTCAGTTGGTAACTGGAAAGGAAATGTTTCTGCGGCCGGAAACTGGCATCTTGGGAACGCATCCTCGGCAGGAACGCAGTTGCTCAGTCTTGAGGGCGAGGGTGCGCGGCAGGTATTCATGGATCGTCGCACCGTTGCCGACTCTGCAGGAAATTCGTTGTCTGTTGTCGGTGGTGGCGCAACTCTTGGGGCAACGAACAGGGCCGGTGGACCGCTCTATCTCATTCCAGGTACCGCGACAGGCGCAGCTTCGGCGGCGTCGTCTCTGTGGTGTTCTCCTGTAGGCGCAGCAGGAGTTACCGACAACACACCGGTCCAGGTGTTGACGGCTGGCCCAAAGTCTGGAGGTGCGGCGGGTTCAATCGCCGTTGGTATTGGAACGATTCTACCGACGTCGTTACTCGATCTCGAACGTCCGGGGTCAGCAAAATCAATTGTCGATTTCCTTGAAATAACCAATAGTGCCAACGCCGCCGACATGGATGGTACTGGTACAGGAATTCTGTTTAATCAGTGGTACTACGACGCGGCTACCCCAGCAGTTGCGGATGCGGGGAGAATCGCCGTCGTGGCTGAAAAGGATTGGCTCGCAGCATCTAACCAGGACGCTTGTATGACCTTCTGCACGGCCCTGAACGGTACCGTTGCAGAGGGTTGGAGAATCGCATCTAGTAAGGCGTTTAGCAATACAGGAGCCACAGGCACCGCGTACATCCACATGAAAGCGGGAACGACTACTGCATCTCAGGCTCCTATGAAGTATACGATGGGAAGTTTGCTGGCTACCGCAGAGGAGGGTACGCGTGAGTATAGCGTGTCAACCATGTGGATGACACCCATTGGTACGCAACGCGAGTCGATTGTGGGGTGTGCGTTTTCTCAGTACGAGACAATCAGACTCGGATCAAATCCGGCGTAGGCTATAGGAGAAGACGAATGACAACATTACTATCGGCGGCAAATTTTCGTGGCTCAAAAACGTTGGTGGCCAACTTCTTCGGCCAGCCAGGTAAAGGGTTTTGTTTTCACGCGAAGGGGTACTCTTCTGCCCTTAACCCGGAACCGGAGTTTATATTCACATTGGGGGGAACGACTATTTGGGACAGTGGTTCGGTGACTGGATGGCGCATGTGGTCTCTGGAATTGGATGTCATCTGCGTCACCACGGGCGCGCCGGGTTCGGTTCGAGCGACGGGAAAGTTCTTAATACAGGAAACCGCTGGAGGTGGCGTGCTATGGTTGTCAGGCAGCAACTTACACGCGAGTTACATCGCCGTCACGACTACTGGGGCGTTGGCAATAGATCTGGACTGCACACTTGCAGGTGCTACCGGGTATGTATATTGCTCAAGCGCGTGGCTGGAGGAGTTCGACTGATTACCTTGATTTTTCTCGTCGAAAGTATTACATTGACGGTTGCAATCGAAACACACCAACCAAGGGGATAGACGATGCTGACACACCGGAAGATTGAGGGATTCAACCAGTTTCTCACCAAGATGGCCGGGGCCTACTTCACGTCGACAGACCAGACGGAGCAGGCGGGAAACAAAGCCGCCGCTGCGGACCTAGTAGAGAAAGTCCGCCTCCACACTCGTTACGCTTATGGCATCGCTCGTAACCAGCGCATTATTGAGGGTGTCATAAAGTCCATGAGTGACGCTCTGAAAAATGAGAAGCTGGAAGCGTGGCAGAAGGCGCATCAGGCGCTCGTCGCCGAGAAGCTGGACGCCGAAAAGATGGAGAAACGATACACCGCGCTAAAGATGGAGCACGACGTCGATAACCTCATCGCAGAAGCCAACCGTCGGCACAACGAATTGATGGAGTTGGAAGTTCTAGCTGACGACGGAACTCCGCTTAAACTGTACCGAATTCTCGTGACTGACCTTCCTGGTTGGAACGACCCAGCGGATGCTCCCGGCGACAAGCGCAACGGAATCGTGACGCCCATAGATATCGCGTTCTTGTTCGACATCGGCGTGCTGTTCGACCCGTCCGATGCCGAAGCCGCTAAGCCAGCCGGACCAGCGAACTAACCAGCCCACGTCGATTTTCGAACAACTCGCTTGACAATCGCAACGGCAAGGCGCAAGCTGTCCCTTGAGGTGGGCGGTGACGAGTGCACAACCCAATCGAGAGGAGTTGAAGTAGATGCCAAGGTACTACACGCCTGAATATGCTCGCGTTAAAGTCCGAGCAGCCACGCACGGCATGACGTTCGCGCAACTCGCGGGGAAGTGTGGGGTGTCGCGACAGGCGCTTGAGATGTCGCTCAAGGCCGGGCGTCCCGCGCTGGCCGGGCTGGAACGTCTCGCCGGGGCGCTCAACATGGACCGTGACGCCGTGCTCGCGCCGCTCAAGAACTCGGAACTCATTGCGGCGGCCCTGTGGTACGCCGGGTTGACGGGAGGACAGCGTTGACGACCTTGGACCACCTGTCGGCGTCGTCCTATGGCCAGTTCTTCAAGTGCCCGGCACAGTGGGACTACGTGCACAACCAGGGAATCAAGATTCCTCCCGGAATCGCGGCGCACGTCGGGAGCGGGTTGCACGGCGCGGCGGAAGTGAACTTCCGGCAGAAGATTGTCACGGGGGTAGACCTACCGGCATCCGACCTTGCCGACGCGGCTGTCACCAAGTACCGCGAGCGAGTCGAGAAGGACGGCGTGCTCTGTACGCGCGAAGAACGGCCCGCCCTTGGTCGTCTGCTGTCCGAGGGGGTAGACAGAGCGGTGAAATTCTCCCGCGTACTGGCGGCCACGGTAGCGCCCTTGTATCGCCCCGCCTCGGTTGAGCAGTTCGTCAAGTACCAGGGGCCGGATTCGCCGGTCCCGTGGGTGGGGTATATCGATCTCACGACGGCGGACAACAAACTCGTCGACTGGAAAACAGCGGGCAAGCGGTGGCCGAAGGGGCGGGAGCACCGCGAGTCGCAAGCGACGGTGTACAGAAAGTTATTCCGCGCCGACCGTGGCATCGAACCGGCCTCGACGGTGTTCGAAGTGTTCTTCGATTCGAAGGACGGGGCGAAGCGAGACGACCGGACCACGGTGCGGGACGACGCGGATTGGGTGGCGTTGCAGCACGGAGCGGGAATCATGCTGCGGATGATAGACCACGGGGACTTCCCACCGTGTGTGCCGGGGTCGTGGAATTGCTCGCCCACGTGGTGTGGCTTATTTTGGGTGTGTCGACACGTGTCCGAGCGGGTTCGGAGATTGCCGAATGTGTGAGGTCTGGCATGGTTTTTCTTTGTTCGGTGCGGCATGGCATGGCGAAGTGCTGCTGAGTTGAGTGTCGCAAAGTATAGAAACCGCTCGGTGAGATCACGTTCAACCCGAGTGGTCTAGGGAAACGAAGAAAGGGGATTCCAATGGCAGACAAGAATCAGGAATGGCAGGGGAACGTCAAGGTCGTGGACCCGCAGGCGCTCGCGCCGGTCGCGCCGATTCAGGCGCTCGCGCAGTCGGCGGCCGTCGACGCGGCGCGTGTGCTGTCGGAAACGCAGGCCATGGTGCTCATGGCGAGGTCCAACCCGCGCAACGAGTTCGCGGTGCTCAAGAAAATCAAGGCGATGTGCTCGCGGTTGCGGCTCGCCGAGAAGGCGCTCTACTCGTTTCCGCGCAGCAACAAGACCGTCACCGGCCCTAGCATCGATCTCATGGAGGCCATCGCCACGGCCTACGGCAACCTGGACCACGGGTGGCGGATGCTCGAAGAGGACGGCGAGTCCGTGCGCGTGGAAACCTACGCTTGGGACATGGAGACGAACTCGCGGACCCGTATCGAATTCTGGATGCGCCGCGTCCGCGACACGAAGCAGGGGGAGAAGGAACTCCATGACGAGCGCGACAAATACGAGATCGTGGCGAACTACGCCAGCCGTCGCAAGCGCGCGTGCCTGGAGAAAATCATCCCCGTCGACATCGTTGAGCAGGCTGTCGAGTGGTGCATGAAGACCATCGAAAAGGGCGATGACGAGATGCCGCTGGTAGACCGCATCCGGGGTATGGTGTTGCAGTTCGCGGAACTCGGTGTCAGCCAAGTCATGTTGGAAAAGCGACTCGGGCACACGGTGGACACGACCATCGCGAAGGAACTGCCAGAGCTTCGCGCCATCGCCAACGGGTTGAAGGGTGGACGCGGGCGGGAGGAGTTCTTTGACCTCGCGCTGGCCGGGCAGGCTCCCGCGACGAAGGCCGCCCCGTCCGCGAAGGCAGACCCCGCGCCGGTCGAACTGCCCAAGGCTGCGGACCCGCCGACGGTCGCCGAGAAGCCCAAGGCCGAACCGACCCCGGCCGCCGTCCACGTTGTGACGAAGCCCGAGACGTCCGAGCCCGCGAGCACGGCCACGCATCGGCTGTTCGATACGTTGCTCGGCCGGTTGCACAACACCTACAAGATGACCGACGAGATGATTCGCGCGGCCCTTGGAGGACCCATCGAAGGTGCTCCCGTAGATGAATTAGAGCGGGTCATCACTGAAACCGAACTACGAAACAAGAGGACGCGCAAGGGGAAGAACCCGCCGCCGCTGAATCTCGTGCCGCAGGGCGAACCCGAGACGGGCGGACCTCCCGAGATGGAAATGCCGCCGAACGACCAGGATGAAGAATTCTAGGAGGTACCCCGTGGCGTTTATCAAACGAGGTGGATACTCGCAACCGAGCGGTCCGCCGGCCAACCCCGTGCCGCCGTCACAACGCGCACAACTGGCGCTCGGGTTTCGACACTACGAGGACAGCGACAAGGCCCGGAGCGAGTTCGAGACGACGGAGCGGGACCACGTCGTGAAGCAACTCCGCGCCGAGGTCCAGGCCGGTGCCGAGGCCGGTTGTCGTTGCCCCGCGTGCGACCGCCTCGTGAAGTCGTACCGTCGCGCGATGAACGCCGATATGGCGCGGTTCCTCATCCTGCTCTGTCGCGAGTACCTCGCCAAGCCGCCGGACACGTTCGTCGACATCCGCACAATCTCGGTCCGTGGCGGCGACTATGCGAAGCTCACCCATTGGGGACTGGTAGAGCAGGCGCACAACGACGACCCCGCCAAACGCTCCAGCGGCCTCTGGCGTCCGACTCCGCGCGGGCTGGCATTCGCCCAAGGGACGGCAACGGAGCCGGGTCACGTGGTGCTTCTCGACAACCAGGTGAGGGGCTTTACCGATGACCGCGTGAACATCTGGGAAGCGCTCGGGACTCACTTCAACTTTGAGGTGCTGTGGAGAGGAGAGAAGAAATGAGAATCGATAAAACCTATACCGCCGAATTCGAATTCGAAGTGGACAAGCTAACTGAGAGAGTCCACAGGCTTGACGGTGTTCTTATAATGCCGTGCGGGCCAGATTTCTTGATGTTCGCCGTGGACGAAATGCTCGACATAAATGGAGAGAAGATAGACGTCACGGAACACCACTGCGATGAGTTGGCCTCTGGACATCAATTCGGGGAACTCAAATTCCCAGAGGAGTATCAGTTGTGTCTTGTGCGTCGAATGGATTCCGCGAAGATGATCGAATACGACAAAAGGAACAAAGAATGACCGGTACGACGAATCGAGGTGTCGAACCGTTTGGAGGGTTCCGAGATGTCCGAATCACAAGCTGAAATTCAGGCACAACTCGAAGCCGCAAACCTGCGCTTGATGGAGAGGCGGCGGGCGCTCGGGATACGAGACGACCGGCCGGTCCACGTCGGCGACGTCGTTGATGGCGTGCTCGCGGACCTGCGGCGGGAAGCGGAGGCGGCGAGATGACCTCCCAACGCGAGCCGTTCACCTGTCTCTATCGGGGCATCTGGAACGATGACAAATTCTGGCTGCGCTCGGAACTCGGGCAGCGTGTTTACCTCTACGTCCTGTCCACCCCTCTCGGTAACGGGCTCGGCTGTTTCAAGGCCGGGATGGCAGCGATGGCCGAAGACCTCCGAATGTTGCCGTCAAGGTTCGCCGAAGGTTTCGGGGAAGGTTTCGATGAACGTTACGGTGAACCTTTGTTCAACTATGACGAAGGGGCTCGGGTAGTTTTCATCCCGAAGTATTTGGAGCGCAACCCGCCGAGCAACCCGAACGGTATCCGGGCGCTCGCCAAGGCGTTCGTATCCATCCCGGACTGCAAACTGAAACACGATTGCTATCAAACGGTTAAGGCATTTGTCGAGAGAAAAAACCCAACAACCGAGGGTGGCGGGAAAACGTTCGCGCAAGCATTCGAGGAATCATTCGCTGAACCTTCATTGAACCATGCCGCCAACGTTGACCGAACCATGCCGCTATGGTTCGAGGACTCACCAGGAATAAATACCGTTCCCGTTCCCCTTCCCGTTCCCTTGGCCGTTCCCGATACCTGTACCGGGAGCGCGAGCCGCGCTCCTCGCACACCCGCGCGTGTCGTATACGACCTAGAAGATCCAAGGGGATTTGAAGACGATTGGGATTGGGAGAACCTACCGGAAGAACTAACCGACCAACTATCGGCATCCCTGTCGGATGTCTCACACGAACTCGCGGTGCGGTTGCTATGGTACTGGCCGATGGTCGGACCGCAGTGGGCAGAAGAGACGGCCGTCCAAACCCTAAAACTCTACGTCGACAAGGGGGTGGACGTGAAGTTTGCGCTGGCACAGGCGGCGGCGAGATACCATCGCTCGGACACGATGGTGCATTCTCTTCGCGGCTCACTGTCGTCATGGATGTCCAACGACCTTGACAAGCTGAAAAAGACCAACGGAAAAGGTGGCGGATACGTCGAACCTCCGAAAAAACAAGCGGCGTGGGAAATCGAGGCGACTCGGATGCAAAAACTGTGGGACGAAAAACATGGCAAAAAACCCGCAGCCGGTTGACGGACAGCGCGTCCCGCCGCACAACCTGGAAGCCGAAGCGGCCGTGCTCGGGGCGGTGCTCCTCAACAACGCGGCGTTTCACGTGGCGGCCCCGCGTATCACGTCGGCGGACTTTTACGCCTGGAAACATAGGTACATTTGGGATGCCATGTCCCGGCTGTCCAAGTTGGGCGAACCGATAGACGCCGTGACGGTCGGCAACGACCTGATACAAGCGGGGAACCTGGAGAAGTGCGGTGGTGCGCTTGCCCTGGACGGCCTGATAGAAGAGGTGGCGACCGTCGCCAACATCGAGCACTACGCGAAAATCATCGCGCGCAAGGCGGCGCTTCGGCGTGTCATCTACGCGGCGCAGACCATCGTGGCGGAAGCGTTCGCGAACGGCGGCGAGGACGAAACCGTTGAGGAGTTTCTGGCGCAGTCCCGCGCCGACTTCACTGTGGCGTCTCTGTCGCTGGCGTCCACGGGTAGCGTGTGCCAGTCGGCGAGCCAGGGGATGCACGATTTGTTCAACGCCTTGGAGGCTGGAAGGCCCATCGTCGACACCATGCCGATCGGGTTCGGTGGAATCAAGATTCCGAGAGGTACGCCGACGGTCATCGGTGGCCGCCCATCGAACGGAAAGAGTGTCGTGGCCATGACGGCAGCCCGCAACCTTGCGGCACAGGGGCGGAGTGGCATCTACTTCTCGCTGGAAGAGACGTCACGGGTTCAGTGGGCGCGGCTCGCGTGCCAGATGTCGGGCATCGCTGCGAAGCGGATCATCGAGTGCGACGTGCGAGGAAACGAATTCAAGGTGCTCGCGGACGCGGCGAGCGATGCGGCCCGGTTCAATCTCTACCTGTGCGACAGGACGGGTGTCGACTCCATGTTCATCCGGCAGGAAGCGGCGGCGCACAAGGAACGGCACGGCCTGGATTTCGTGGTCGTCGACTACATCCAACTGATTCGCGAGAAGGTGCGGTCGGGACAGGCGCGACACGAGAGGTACGCCGAGGCCATGCAAGGACTTGTGGACCTCGCCCGCGAACTGGACATCGCGGTTATCGTCGTCTCGCAGATTCGACGGAGCGAGTTCAAACCTGAAAAAGAGCCGTCTCCGCCGTCAATTGAGCAACTGAAAGAGACGGGCGAAATCGAGCAAGCGGCGAAGCTCATTCTGCTTTTGCACTACCCGTATTTCTACACGAAGAACATCGAGGGCGCGGAGCAAAAGCCGAACATCTTGCGGATGGACATCGCCAAGGACAGCATCGGAGAGGGCGGGGTACGGATGCTTCACGCCATCATGCCGCGCCTGTGGGTTGGGGACGTGGAAGCGGTGTACGAACCGGGTCAGCCGGACGAGGCGTATCGAGAGAATCGGCCAGGGGAGTATTGAGGTCTCGGGACTGACACCGCGTCCCCTCCCGTGGTAGAATCGCCCGAAAGGTAAAGCGGATGACGAACACTAGCATCATGGTTGGCGGCTCCCCGGTGGACATCGGCATCCCTGTTATTCGGTGGACCGACCACGGCGGGTTTGACGGCTACACGACCAAGGCCGTGACCGTGGAAGACCGCAAGACGGGGAAGGACCGGACCATCAAGGGACCGCGCTACAGCGCCCGCAAGGCTGGGCTGGCCTCGGTGTCGCAGTTGTTCGTGCACCACTCGGGCGGCGACGGGAAGAACCCCTCCGGCATGTACCAGACCTTGTGGATGGACCGGGGGTTGAGCGTCCAGTTCGCCATTGAGGATGACGGCCGGGTGTACCAGTTCCTTGACGCGGTGGAATGCGCCTGGCACGCCGGGGCTCACAACGGGATTTCGGTGGGCGCGGAGCTGTGCCTGTTCCCGGACGCGGCGGCTGACCCGGACTACTACAGCCCGGCGAACTGCAAGCGGCGGAACAACCTGCCCCACGCCATCCGGTACGAGACGTTGCAGGGCTCGCCGCGCAAGGTATACGTCATGCCCGACGTTCAGGTGGACGCCTGCGCTCGGGTCATGGGAGGCGTGTGGGCGGCCGTGACGAAGGCGCGGGGCGAGGCGACAACAGCCCCGATGTTCCCGCGCGTCAGCGGGGTGATACCGCGAGAGGTCATCGCGAACCCGAAAGAGCACGTCGGGATGATAGCCCACCTTCACACGACCACCCACAAGTGGGATTGTGCGGGCTTCAACTATGAGGAAGCGGAGCGCCTTTGCGGCTTGTACGCATCGGCGTTTCGCACAGCGCTAGGAGGTTAGTTTTGTTGGACGAATACTTGAAGCAACAGAGGCAGGTGGAGCACGAACGGCGCGTCAAGCGCGAGAAGCGCGAGATGCTGATTACGGGGTTGGTATTGCTCGCGGCGGCCATCGTCGCGGCGGCGTTGCTGTGGGCGTCGAATGTGCACGCGGCGGCCGAAACAGAGTTGACCCACAAGGGCAAGGCGTGGGTGGTTAGTGCAGGGCGCGCATTCGCGGCGATTACGCGGCGGGAGTCTCCGAAACATTGGTACGACTGCGGCGAGTTGACACCGGCTGGCGAGTGGAACGCTCGCGGCGAGCGCATAGCAGAAGCCGCCTTGCTCGCGATGAAACACCATGGGTTACACGTTGACCCCATGGGTTTACTCGCCGTCGCCTGGAATGAGAGTCGTGGAAACGCTTGCTCGATTGGCCCACGGACGCGGGCGCGAGCCGAGAAGATGGGACTCCTACCGGTTGGGAAGACTTGGCGAGAGTACACCCGAGCGGACGTGCTCGCCGTGCTCGACAACCCCAAGTGGAAGGAACGCGGCAACGTGGCGGACGTCGGGGTGTGGCAGGATGTCTACCCGCCCTACGCGCGCATCCTCGACGACAGCGGCGACTTGACGTGTCTGCGACCGAAAAACGTCCGCTGTCGCATCCCACGGACGCATGAACTTGTGACCGTCGAGACGAGCGCGGAAGTGGGGGTTCACGGGATGCTAGTACGCTACTTCCATTTTCGGACTCGCGAGCCGTGGCTGTACTGGCCTTGGACGATTCGAGACAGCTACAGCCGAGCGGTCGAGGCGACAATCAAGGCGCTGAACGACGAAATGAAGAAGGGGAGAACATGAGCGAAACCATCGAAATCATCGTGTCCGAAGACCTGCCTTGGGTGAACCGCAACGCGCCGCATCCGGGGCACCGGGAGATTGAGCGCATCGTGGCGACGTGCGAGGACAACCCGCGCGGGAACCATCCGAAGCGAGTTGTGGCCGCCAAGGTCGCGCTCGAAACGTGGATTGCCGAGAACGGCGGTCGCGTGCGGTCGCTGAACCCGACGAAGACCGACGACGGGTCGCCGGGGTTCCTCGCCGTCATCGAGGGGTACAAGCCGTTGCCGAGACAACGGCCCGTGGCGAGGGCTGGCGTCCATGCTCCGGCGGCGAACCGACTGGTCAAGGGCCGGTAGATGACCGAGACCACCGCTGTCATCTTGCAAACGCCCGTGATATACGGCCCGACCGTGGTCTACGCACCCGGAACGTTCGGACATCCGTGCACGGTGGCGGGCGCGATGCAGGCGCAGAACCCGTGCGGCTGGGAGTTCTTCGCGTGCGAGACGTGCCTTCACTGGAAGGGCGGATGCGGGTGCAAGCGCAACGTGTTCATCTCGGTTGTCGGCGCGAACATGAGCGGGTGCAGGTTCTACGAGGCTGAGCGCAGAAAGCGGGAGACGCGATGACAACCGACCCCAACCGCCTTGACCACCTGCGCCGCCTGTGCGACCTCGTGAGCGACCCGGAAGCTCCATACGCCTACTCCACCCACGCGCAACCGGGGCAGGTCTACGCGAGCAACGGGCCGCCCTACCCGCCGCTCACGGTGATTGACTCGACAACGACGCCCATCAAAGAGTTGCTGTACCACCGGCAAACCGTGGCCGTGGACATCCACCCCGGCGAGGAACCCGAGCGCATCTCGGTCAACCGCATGGTAGGCGTGCTAGAGGACGGCCGCGAGGTGTGTATGGGCGAGGTGTGGGCGCTCCCGGACGTCATGTTGACGGCAGCCGAGCGCGGGCCGGTGAAGTGCGCGGCGTGCGGGATACTGGTCCGGGAGCTCCCGGTGTTCGACGATGCGGGGCTGGCCTATCACAAGGGGTGCGCGGGATGACGACCAAAGCGGACATCATCGCGGCGCAGCAAGCGGCGGCCGATGCCTACTACATCGCCGACCCCGTGACGGGCGCGTCGATCAAGCTCGGGCTCGGGTCCACCGGGACGGTCGTGACGATCGCGGGGCAGAAGTTCGACAGCGGCGCGGCGTGGGGACCGGAGCCAGCTGCCATCCCGTGTCAGGTGGAAGGGCTCGCGGACTACCTGGATACGCTCGGTATCTCAGAGACGGCGGCAATCAAGGGCAAGGTGAACGACCTGTGCGCATCTCTGAATCAGTTGATTGCCGACTTCGATTCGAGTACGATTCCGACCACCGCGCCGACCGTTCCGCCCCTCCCGTAGCGTCCCGACCAGCAACAGTGCGGGTTCCCGGGGCTGAAAAAAACGACATAGGCCCTGTCGATTTTGCTGTCTTCGGCTTGACACGCGCAATGAGAGGCGCTATATATAGAGTAGGCGGACGGAAACAAAAGGGGAACGCGGTGGTTATCAGGGCAAAATACGACGGCAAGTGCAGGAAGTGCGGACAGTCGATTCGGGCGGGAGAGCAAATCGAGTGGAGTCGCGAGAGCGGTGCCGGGCACGTCACATGCCCGGCGAAAAAGGAGACCGCCCCAACGTTCGACGGCCCGACGTATAAGTTGTACGGCGGGTCGGGATACGGGTGCCGAGGCTGGCGCGTCGGCTCCGTGTTCGCAGCGAACCCGAAGCACCGCGCGGAGGGATGGCCGGAATTCGTCACGATTTTGACCGCCTCGTCTCGGTGCGTCTACGAGGACGGACTGTCGTTCGGCGTCGGAGATGACGAGGGGACGCTCTACTCCGCGACGGCACGGGCGGCAACGGAAGAGGAAGCAGTTCCGGTGCGTGAGAAGCTCGCGGCGGTGGAGAAAGCGGCGACGGCGACGGCAGTTCGCGACGCGGCGCTCAAGGAGCTGTGCGGACTGTGCCGCGCCGGCCTCCGCGTCGGAAACGACAGCGTGGATATACCGATCGGAGAGCAGATAGTGGTGCTTACAGGAAGCGGTGGCAGTGGTCGCGAAGTCGTGGTGGTCGACGACGTCCAGGTGTCGTGGTGGTGCTCAGGATACTACGACGATTACCGCCGGTCGCTGTACACGACGACGGCCGCGCGGGCCGTCGAGTTGGCTCGGATGCTGAAGGAGATGGGAACAGGAGCAGGAGCATGAAGAACCTAAAAAAAGACCACCGATTGCAGGTCCAGTTTGACCGCCAGATGGTGCGTTGGCTCGCGACCGAGGCCGCCTAGTCTCCATCCCGTTTGACTTTCTCAATCATCGGCCGTACATTCCCTACATGATGCTTCACACCTCCAAGTGAATCGCCGAGAGGTCAATCGAGAGTCCCCCCACTCTCACTGTCCACCTCATCTCGGCGGTTCTCTTGGGGGTGCGAGGTGTCGAGAGGAATGAAACATGGAATTGTCGGCAGAAGGAATCCAGTGTCTAGACGAATTGCTACGGGCCGTCGCGTCGGCGAAGAGCAACACGGAAGATGAACTCGCTTCCAGTCGAGATGAAATTGATAGACTTCGTGGCGAGGTGAAAGTTCTCACCATCGCCCTGAAACACAAGCGCGACGAATTGAAGTTGAAGGGCAAGTCGCCTTGGCAGAAAATCTGCGATTGGATTGCGAGCATTTTTAGGCGTTCGAACCGAACGGCGTGATTCGCGCTGTTTGCCGTGTCTCGGAGTTGCCGTTTGCTGACATCCTTTCCGTGCCGCATTCGGATCGACCTTCTCCGGGACACGGTCAACCGCGCGACAGCGCAGAACCGAGGGGAAACATGGCAACACCGATTTTTGTTCCGCAGTTGGGAGACTCCGTCCGCGACAGCATCTCGGGATTCGAGGGTGTTGTCATCGGCATCACCGAGTGGCTGTACGGATGCCGACGTTGCGGCGTCCAGTCGACGGCGCTTCACGAGGGCAAGCCGATTTCCGCCGAGTGGTTCGACAGTCCGCAACTCCGTGTCACCTTGTCCGCCAGAGACGGCGACAACGCGGCGGAGCCGGGGAAACCGGGCGGACAGCGAGACGACAAGGCGAGTGCGCGTAAGGACCCGACGCGATAGCCGATGCCCTACCGCGACAAAGACTTCCTCGCCTTCGTCCACACCGCACGTCGCGACGGTCTGTGTGTTGCGTGCGAGTCGCGGCCGTGGAGCCAACTTCACCATTGCGGCTCCGATGGTGGTGTGGGGCTCAAGCCGTCGGACTACCTAGTTGCGCGCATCTGCGGCGAATGCCACCGGACCGCGCCGTACAACTTGAAACTGCGGTCGCTTTTGAAGGCGCACCACGAAGGGCTCGCAGCGACCTACCTCTCCGACGCGGCCGACTCCCTGTCCCTATGGTCCGCCCACCTCGAAAGCCGCCTGGCCGAATTCGAGGCGAACGGTTGTGCGCGTGACGAGTTGGTCACCTGGCTCATGGATTACGACGCAACCGACCTGGCAGGCGCGGAGGCGTGGCTTCTCGCGTGGGCGCACCGTCGGCACGCGAACGCGCTGGAAGGGCTCTGCGAGGCGTTGGGCGAGGTCACGAGGGCGACAGATTTGGAAGGCGCGCGGTTCATCGCGGACCGGGCGCTCAAGGCGTGGGGGTAGACATGAACAGAAAGGAAGGGGATATGCGAAAGGTAAGAATCGGAGAGGTGACGGTAGACAACTGCAACATCAAACGGGCTGTTCTCGACGATGAGACGGGAGACGCACTTCGTTGCTGGCACCGGGTCGACGTGGTTTGCACAAGGGTCTGTGCCGCTTGCCATGTTGAGCGCGGCGCTTGCCATCAACGCGATCCGCGATACGGGCACACCGAATTCGAGAAGGACACGGTTGCGACGATGGTTCACTGTTTGGCGAACGGTGGATTTCTGATTGGTATCTTTGACGAAGAGGTTCAGCCTCCCACGTCCGAAACTTGAAAATCAATTTCGCTTCTGATATACATTGAAAATGGAGTCCGTAATCAGTCCCGTGGACGTGCGTCAACTGCTTCTGTCCATTCTGCGCGCCGACGCGACTCCTCCGAAAATCCGACCGGGTCACGTAGCGACATGCGAGGGGATCAACGTGGCCCGGCGGTCATTAACTGGCGAGTTGTCCCTGAGATGCTTTCGCGCGGCGCACGGGACGGCACCTCAATACGCCTCGATTCAGTCGGCGCTCTGCAAGCTCGTAGGAGGCTTTCCGAAGTGCACGACGTGTGGCGGCAAGGGTTGGCTGGCTATCGACGGCAAGGAAGCTCGGGAGGCGGCCTTGAAGTCGCTGGCGTTCGGCGCGTTCCGGGGGATACGATTCGAGTCGCTGTCTTCGGCAGATGAACTACTCAAGCAGTCGAGCATGTTGGACCTAATATCAGACGGGACGAATTGTGGCAAAAAAACAGTCACCATCTGAGTTGCGCGCACGTCGAGCTGCTCTGTTCGAGGCATTATGCTCAATCGTGCGAGAAGAATGCCAACCTCCAACAATGACCGCGTTGAAGTCGCGCACTGGTACTGGGAAGAACACTCTTCTCGCCGACCTCGCGATACTGATACAGAACGGAATGGTCAAGCGAATCTCGAACCTCTACAGCAAGGGCACGACCGGATATTCATGGGTGCCCACCTCTCGCCATCTCGCGCACGGAATCGGCTTCTGTTCGAGTGATGGGTGTGACGCGGACCCTGTTCTTGTCGTAGCGGGGCATGCTCTGTGCTCTCAATGCTCGCACGGGCCGGTGGACCGGGAGCACGGCGGAGGGCAGTTTCGCAGTGACGTAGACGAGGACCGCACGGCGCGGGAAATGGTCGCGTCGGGCTACAACGCGGCGTGCTACGCTGGCGGGTGGGAGCCATCGGACGGAGAGAAAGAAACGCGGGCGGTCGCTATCCCGAGGATGAAAAGTGCGCTGTACCCTCGCAAGTGTTCGGCCCGAATTCCCGGCCTGTCGCTCCCCACGATGACCCCGTCCGAGGTTGAGGTGGAGTTCGGCTAGCCCGAACTGCGCTTAAAAAAAGAAATACAAAACTTGACACGGGCAAGCGGCCGTGCTACATCTATTCTCAGACAGCGGGGAAGCCCGCACAGCGAGGAGAGAGAAGATGCGAGCGGCGGCGGTAGCGATGGACACGCGGCGTGAAACGGCGTTGAGGGCCGTTCCGAGCGGAGAAGTCGAGCGGTTGCGGTTGCACGTTGAGCGGCAAGCGGCGGTCATCCGTCGGCAAGAGCAGCGCATCGCGGACCTCATCGATTTGGCCGAGCGGCAGCGTGACGAACTGGACCGGATGAAGGCGCGCGACTAGCGATGGTTGCGATGTACCTTCTCGCGGCGCTCGCCGTCGCGGTGCTCGTGTTGACCCTCGCGGACCTCGTGAGGAACGTTCGGAAACCTTCGAGCCTTGGGGATGGGAGGCGGTCTTGGCGAAAAGCAAAAGTAGGAATCTGTCGTGTCCGAAGTGTGACGGCCCGCTCGTAGTCGAGCACCGGCACGAGATGATCGAAACGGACATGGGGTCATGCCCCACGGTATTCGCCGCGCAGGCCACGTGCCCCGCCTGTGGGCGCAAGGTATCGGCGCACCTATTCGGGCTCGGGCCGTCTCCGGTGGCGGCGCAAGCGGCGATGGAGCGACGGGTTGAGGAGGCGAGGGGATGAGCGGCGAGACGTGCACGCGAATCGTTCACGCCGGGGTCTCGTGGCGTCGGACTCACGAAGAGTGCTGCAAGCCCGCCAAGGGCATCGGCAAAGACGGCAAGCCTCTGTGCGGCCTTCACCTCGCGGCCGAGCGCAGGCGGGCGGCGACGGACGCAAAGCACACGGCGAAGTGGGATGCTGACAAAGCGTTCCGCGCCGAGGTCGCCGACTTCGCGAAGGCTCACGCGCTCGCGTCACTATCGGCAGGGGAAGCCGTACACCGTTCGGTGTCGCTGTCGTTGGACGAACTGGCGAAACTGGTCGAGAGGGCGGAGCGCGCGTAACTGAGGTGGACAAGTCGGAAGGGGATTGCAGTGTCGAACTATCTCGAATTTCTGTCGGCGAAAATGCACCGGGGGTGTGACCATGGGTTTGAACCGCTGTCTCTGAATGACGACCTGTTTGATTTTCAAAAAGCACTGACCGAGTGGGCATTGATAAAGGGGCGCGCTGCGATCTGGGCTGACTGTGGTTTGGGCAAAACGCTCATGCAACTCGTCTGGGCAGACAACGTTGCGCGCAAGACGAACAAGAAAGTTTTGATTCTTACTCCGTTGGCCGTCGGTTCTCAGACGGTCAGGGAAGGAGAGAAGTTCGGCATTGAATGTGTGCAATCGCGAGACGGAAACATAGAGCACGAGAAGCACATCATAGTAACGAATTATGAGAAGTTACATCTTTTCAACTCGGAAGACTTCACGGCTTGCGTGTGTGATGAAAGTTCTATTTTGAAGCACTTTACGGGGGCAACTCAAAAACAAGTGACGAGGTTTATGAGCAAGTTGCCGTACCGTCTTCTGTGCACGGCGACTGCGGCACCGAATGATTACGTTGAACTCGGCACGTCGAGTGAGGCGCTTGGATGGCTGAGTCATTCCGACATGCTAACGAGGTTTTTCAAGCAACTTGATGACAAGGGGCAGAAACGCGAGCGACAGAAACTCGGCGAGAATGAAAAACTCGCGAACCACTTTGCGAAGCTGTCGTTCAGGGTTCATCAGTCGATAGGCCAATGGAGAATCAAGCACCACGCGGAGTCCGAATTCTGGCGATGGGTTTGCTCATGGGCTCGCGCGTGTAGGAAGCCGAGCGACCTTGGGTTCGACGATATAAACTTCATCTTACCGGAGTTGGTGCAACACAACCACGTCATCAAGCCGAACTCACCACCGGAGGGGATGCTGTTCACGATGCCCGCCGTCGGTCTGTCAGAAGAGAGGGCGGAGCGCAGGCGCACGTTGACGCAGAGATGCGAATACGTTGCCGAACTCGTGAACCACGACAGACCCGCCGTCGTATGGTGTCACATGAACAACGAAGGCGACTTGCTTGAGAAGATGATACCGGGAGCTCGGCAAGTTGCGGGCAAGACACCGGACGAAGAGAAGGAAGAAATATACAAGGACTTTGCTTCTGGCACTCTAAAGAAGCTGGTCATCAAGCCGAAGATTGGAGCATGGGGACTAAATTGGCCCCACTGTGCGCACGTCGTCACTTTCGCAAGTCATAGTTATGAACAATTCTACCAATCGGTCAGACGATGTTGGAGGTTCGGACAGAAGAACGAAGTGCGCCTTGACGTCATCGCGACAGAGGGCGAGGGCGGTGTGATCTCCAACATGCTGCGCAAGGCAGAGCAGGCGGACGCTATGTTCACCGAACTTGTAAAGTACATGAACGCATCGATGGAAATCAGGAAAGAAAACCGAAACACAAAGACACCGGAGTTACCAGCATGGGTATAAACCGTTACAACGGTGAATGCTATTGACAATCTCCACAGAAGAGATTAGTATTTTGATATGAGAAAAATGACAGAAGAGCACAAGAGGAGGATAGGAGAATCACGGAAGCGGGGACAATGGTTTGAATGTATATCATGCGGGAAGAAATTCTGGAGAAAACCGTATGATATAAAAAACGGAAACAATAAATTCTGTTCTAGGGCATGTTATGGGAAATATCAAAAGGGAAAGCCGAAGGATCTATCGAATAGGAAGAAAAAATATGGTTATAAAAATCCCAATTGGAAGGGTGGAATAACCGGTAAAAATAAACTATTGAGAAACAGTAAAGAATTTAAGAAATGGAAAAAGGAAGTATTGGAGAGAGACAATCATACATGTCGAAAATGTGGGAATACAAATAGATCGAACTCATACGTATTGATACATGCTCATCATGTCAAACCCTTCGCGACATTCCCGGAACTTAGATTTGAAATATCGAACGGGCTCACTCTGTGCAAGAAGTGCCACGATAAAGAACCCAAGGGCAAGGAAATTTATAACATTCACTGACTGGAGAGGAACATGGGAGTAAAAGACCAGACAATTACGGACGAGTACGCACTGTACAATTCAGATTGCATGGAGGTCATGCGCGGTCTGAAAGACGGGAGCGTGCATCTGTCCGTCTATTCGCCTCCGTTTTGCACCGGGTCAGGCGGGATGTACGTTTACAGTTCGGACCCGGAAGACATCTCGAACTCCATCGACCGAGAAGAATTTTTCAAGCACTATGAATACTGCGTCCGCGAGATACACCGAATCACCATGCCTGGACGCATGACCGCCGTTCATTGCATGGACATCACAACGGGCAACTCCGGCTGCGACAACTTGATGGACTTCCCAGGTGACATCATTCGGCTTCACGAGAAGTGCGGATTCAAGTACATCGCTCGCTACCACGTGTGGAAAGAACCGCTGACCATTCGCAACCGGACCATGATGAAGTCGCTTTCCCACAAGTGCCTTACTCTCGATTCGACAAAATGCAGCATGGCGAACGCCGATTACCTGCTCATCTTCCGGCGCTCGGGAGAGAACCCGGTTGCGGTAAACCATCCGCACGGGCTGACAGAATACGCAGGAGAAAGGTTGGTCCCGTCCGACATTCTCTACTACCGAAATTGGCAGGGAAGCCAACTCGAAAACAGGTACTCTCAGTGGGTATGGAGGCAGTACGCTTCTGCGTTTTGGGATGACGTTCGCCTTGACCGCACGTTGCCGTACCGAGAGGCGAAAGAGCAAGATGACGAGAAGCACGTTCACCCGTTGCAACTCGACGTCATCGAACGCGCCGTGGTGATGTGGAGTAACCCCGGCGAGGTGGTTCTTTCCCCGTTCATGGGCGTTGGGAGTGAATGCTTCGGGGCAATCATCAATGGGCGTAAGGCGGTCGGTATTGAATTGAAGGCGTCGTATTTCCGGCAGGCTGTCGCCAATGTTTCCCAGGGTGCAATCTCCGGTCGCGAGTCGGAACAGGTCTTACTTCCCGGCGTCGACATGGACAGAAAGGGCGATGACGAATGACAACCCTCTACGAAAAGCGCAACGGTCGATACCTGCCCGTTCGCGACACGGCGGCATGTGACGGGCTCGGGCTCGGGTCGCACGTCGTGACGGTTCAGAGGACGGAGGATGGTTACACGCTGACATCGTACCGGGGCCAAATCATCCCGGCGTTCGCGTCGGTGCTCGCGGCAATACCGTTCGCGCGAGAGGCGATGCTGTCGGCGATGAATAAGGCAAACCGCGTAGAGAAACCTTTACTGCGTCAACTGACACCGAAAATGAAGCGAGCCTATGCCGCGTACCAATCCGTCATGGCCGAAGACGCGGATATACCGATGTCGTTCGAGGGCGTGTCCATGCATGAAGTTATCGACGCGGGCATCAAAGCGCTGGAAGCGCAGATGGGGGTGGACAGGTGAAAATCGAAATCGAACTGAACGACCAAATCATCCGTGACGTCGTGTCCGAGTCGGCGCGTCTGGCGTTCCAGAATGACGGCTATCTCAAGGGGTACGGGACGAAGGTTGTCGTTGACGAGGTGGCGCGACAGGTCGCGGCAATCGACTTCCGTCCCATCGTGGCAGCGGAGTGCAAGCGCGTTGCGGAGTCGCGCGTTGCCGAAGTGACGGCCGAAGCCATCCGCGCGGCGACGAAGAAAACGGTCAAGCAGATGACCGCGAGCGGCGAGCTGTTCGCGGGAATGGAAGGGGATAAGAAATGAACCCAGCCTACGCGCTCATGGTCGCGACGTTCATCGTGCTCGGCATCGCCGTGGTGACGTGTCACGACGGGTGCGAGCCGGAGGATACGAAGTGCGACGGGACGGCGGTAGAAGAGTGTGCGAGCGACGGCGACTGGTACACGGTCGAGAACTGTGCCGAAGTCGGGCCGGGTGCGTGGGAGTGCTGCGAAACGGCGCTCGTGTGGGAGGGCGCGGAGACGGCCGGGTGCGTGACGGTCGGGGATTGCGACGGAGGTATTGAATGACCGCGAAACTCGTTGACCTCGTTGGTAAGGTGAAGACGGGCGCAGCGGCAAAGCGTGTGTGCCTCGCACTGGCGAAGCACTACGGCGCGACCATCAAGTACGGGCGGGGCGAGCCGCTGATTGGCGTGTTCGGTGCGGCATTGAACGCGCTCGGCATCAAGAACAAAACGCAGTTTGTGAATCACTGCGCAATCACGGTAGGAGATGCCATCTATCTCCCGTTCAAGCCGGGTGACTCGCAACCGCCATGGAGGCAGGTCGCGACGGTCGCTCACGAGTGCCGCCACGTTCAGCAAGGAGCAGACGACCATCTGCTTTTCTGGTTGCGCTACTTCACGAGCAAGGCACACCGGACGGAGTTTGAAACGTCTGCGCTGTCAGTGGATATGGAAGTCATCTACCGGCTCAAGGGGTACCTCTGCGACCCGTATGCGTTCGCCGAGATACTTGCATGGTACAACGTTCGGTCGAAGGACATCGCCGTGTGCGCGAAGCACCTCGCCATCGTGAAGAACACGTTGCAGCGAGGCGGGGAAGTGAGCGAGCAAATCAGGGTTATCGCGAAGGCGTTGGCATGAGACGTCGCGCCCTCACGTTCGTGCCATTGGAGCATGACGAGCAAGTCACGGTTATCAAGTGGTGCCGAGACTACGCCCGATTCCGTTGGCCCGGCCTGTGTTTGCCGAACGGCGACTTCGCGATTTACGCAACGCCCAACGGTGGTGAGCGGGTCAAGGCGGTCGCGACTCGGCTCAAAGCAGAAGGCGTCAACTCGGGTGTGCCGGACCTGCACGTGCCGGGGCTCCGGCTGTGGATTGAAATGAAGCGGGTCAAGGGCAGCGTCACGAGCGACGCGCAGAAGGGTTGGCACGAACACCTGTCCAGTATCGGTGACACGGTTGTGGTAGCCAAGGGCGCGGCGGAAGCGATACGGGAGATAACGAGCGCGGCGACCCTACATGAGCCGTGGCCGAGAACCTACTTCAAGGGCAAACGATGACCGACCAACTGCATCTGCCGAGTTGCGGTGTCACGCTCGACGAACTTGAGCGCGCGGCGGTGCTCTGTCTCCAGACGTTCGCGCCGACCGATGCGCCGTACTATGGTTGCTTCTCGGGCGGCAAGGACTCGGTTGTAATAAAGCACCTCGCCGCGTTGTCCGGTGTCGCCGTCGATTGGCACTACAACGTCACGACAATCGACCCACCAGAGTTGTGCAAATTCATCAAGCGCGAGCACCCGGATGTTGAGTGGGAGCACTCGAAGCACGGGAATTTCTTCAAGCGGATGTTGACGAATGGATTCCCAACGCGCCGCGCTCGGTGGTGTTGCGTCGAATATAAAGAGTCACATGTTCCGGTTGGGAGAAGGATTGTTTTGGGAATCCGCGCCGCCGAATCGCCGCGCCGCCGCAACTCCTGGAAGCAAGTCACGGCGCATAAGCGGACGGGCGAATGGGCTATCAATCCGGTCATCTCTTGGACAGACGATGACGTGTGGGCGTACATCCGCAGCCGCGCGATCCCCTACTGCTCGCTCTACGACGAAGGGTTCAAGCGCCTCGGGTGCATTGGTTGCCCAATGTCAACGCGGCGTCGAGATGATTTCAAGCGGTGGCCTCGATTCGAACGACTGTGGCGAAAAGCGTTCAAGGGGCTATGGGAGAAGCGCATCGGCAAACCGCAGCGCGACGGCCGCGAGTGGTTCGGCTCCGCGAAGTTCGAGACCTGGGAAGAGATGTTCGAATGGTGGATTTCAAACGATCCGTTGCCGACCGAGGATGATGAGTGTGAAGGGTTGCCACTGACATGAAAGCATTTACGGTCTACCCCTGGTACGCTTTCGCGTTCACCTCGCTCGGCAAGCAATGTGAAAACCGCACGTGGAAGCCGACCCTTGCGCACGGGGAGTGGGTAGCGATTCACGCGGGCGCTCGCAAGCTCGGTGGCGCGCGTCACCCGAAACTCGGGGAGCTGCTAGACCTCGTGAGGGACGCGGAAGCGGCAGGGTGGGAATCCGAGGTGACGGAGTTCGGCCGGGTGCGCTTCATAGAAACGGACGCACTTGAGCCGACGTGCCTCAAGACCGTGGCCGTCTACGATGACCGACACTCGCCCCGCTCCGCCATCGTCGCGGTGGCTCAATTCAACGGGGCAACGCAGGGCATACCGATGCCGTGGGGGCACACAACTGGCTACCAGTGGCGCTTCACGTCGGTCATGCCATTGGCCCGACCTGTGTCGATACGGGGCGCGCAAGGACTGTGGCGCGTGCCCCCTGTGATGTTGCGAAAGATGGTCGGACAGGTGCCGGAGTCGGTACTGGAAGGGGAGAAACTGTGAAACTCAAAGACGGCGAAACCGTAGTGGTCGCATGGGCGGAGCACGCGAGCGAGCCGGGGTGGTCCAACCAACTCGTGTGGGTGCTGATTCGGGAGCGCGGAGGGAAGTTGCGCAGATAGGCGTTCCAGCCGAGCGAGCAAAGCGGCGGGATGATTGAGTTGTTCAACGTGTGCGAGGCGGCGACGCAATCGCTCACGGCCGAAGTGAAGCGGGTACTCGCGTTTGCGGCTGAAGTGAGGCAAGTGATGACGGGAGGAACCGATGGACGCTGAGAAATTCCGCACCTTAATGAACAGACTTGTCGACAGTTTCGAGGACGTCATGGACGATGAAGAGTTGACGCCAGATGAACAGAAGGTGGCGAAACTGACGCAGGAGCACATGCTCGCGGCCTACTACGAATGGCAGCGGGCTCACACAATCCGAAAACTCACTGAAGAGTGCGACCGTCTTCGCGCCGAGAACGCCGAACTCCGCACCTCTCTCACAGGCTGGGTTACGTCGCACTCGCCGGGGCCGATGCTGGAAGGAATCACGTTGACAGACGCAATCAGTGCGAGATGGGTGAACTCGGACGGGACACCCTACGTTATCGATATGGGCGAGGTGCCCACGCCGTTCACACTTGTCGAGACGACGAACCGAATCTGTCGTGATTGCTGTCACTCGAAAAGAGCGGCCGTCCCAAAGTGCGACAAGGGTTTTAAGCTAGGAAGTGCGACAACTTGCGAAAGCTACGAGGAAGGCACGCCAACCCCGTGAAGCGCACATCCCAAGTCATCGTCCGCCTGTCGCTCGCCGAGAAGACGACGCTACAGGACAAGGCCCGCGCGGCCGGGATGACGGTATCGGACTACTCCCGGACGGCGCTCCTTTGTGACGAGGCGGGTCTAGTCGACGAACTGGGCCGGGTTCGGGCGTTGGCCGATTCGGCACTAGAGCGGGCGAAGGAAGCCGACAGACGGGCGCTGAGGGCGCTTACGATGGGGAGAGAATGATAAGCGCTTGCCAAGCGATTTGGAAATCCGCTGATCAACCGGCAGGGCAGCGCGGCAACCTCGCGGAAGACATTCTCGGAATGTGTGCACTATGTGGACATGATGACGAGAGGACTGTCCCGTTGACAGTTGCGTGTCCACCCGCGAGTTTTGGCGGATGGCAGCAAATGCGGTGGCCCTCGTCCGACAGAGTTTGTCGAGCTTGCACGTGGGCGATGGAAGGGAAGCCACCGAATACGCTCCGGATGTGGTCCACTCTGTATCGAGAGGATGGGGTGAGAACATCGAACGGTCCGGAACTTGGCCCCCGCGTGGGCACGCTCAATAGGGCAGATTTGTCTCCAGTTCTAGAGACGCTGTGCTTTCCTCCGTCGTGTCGGTGGGCAGTTGGTATCGCCGAGAGTGGCAAGGTGCACATCGTTCCGTACATCCCGATGAACAGCGGCAGCGGAGTGTGGTCGATTCGAGTGGACCGCGTGAACGTACATGCGAGCGCCTTTGAGTTTCGGCGAGTGGTCCACAACTTCGCGGTACTGGCTGAGGCTGGATACTCGGCAAGAGCTATCATCAACCGCAACCCCTCGACGCGAGACCTTGTGAAAAATGGGATTGAAGTTTGGCGTGAAAACATCTCGGCACTTGGGCCTACGGCGGGGCAGATTGAGCGACTTGTCGCCATGATGGTCAGAAAGGAAAACGCGAGTGAGTGGAGAGAACGAAGCGAAGCAAGGACCGGAACTTGACCTTGTTCTAACTGATATGGCGGTGGCATGGGTGCGCGCTGCGATGCGATCAGTCGACTCGACAGTGGTGAAGCCGAAGGACTGGTGGGAACGTGCGAGAACGTCGCTCATCACGGCGGCGGCCGTTGCCGACACGTGGCCGCAGATGGTAGCTCGGCACCTCGGAAAGTTACAGGTTCGAGCAACGACGACAACAACGGCAGAATCGGTAGAGGTCATCGGCGCGCAACTCACGGAACTCGGTGAGAACGCGTGGCCACGGTTCCGCGCTCTGTGTGAGCGTGACGCGCTGTACATCGTGGCGATGGCACAAGCGGAGAGCGCGAAGAAGAAGGAGAAGGCACGTGACTGAAATCTATCATGGAAGGCTAGAGTGGACGGCGACGGCGTTGGACCCAATACATCACGGGGCGGGAACGGAGGGGAACACGCAGATTCTGCGAATGCAGGATGTCATGCTTCCAGACGGAAGCCCGGCGCGGGTTCCGTTCATTTCCGGGAACAGCATCAAGCACATGATTCGTGACGGCGGCGTACGCTTCGCGCTTGAGGCGATGGGTGTTCAGGCGGGGACGTTGAGCAAAGCTGTCGTCGATTTGCTTTTCAGCGGAGGCGCGTTGACGAAAAGCGGAGCGGCTGTGAACCTGGCACATGCGAGAGATATCGCGACGCTATTTCCGATTCTGTCGGTGTGTGGATATGCGGCCGGGAACTTCATGCAGGCGAGCAAGGTGCGCGTCGAACACATGCACCTCGCGTGTGCCGAAAACGAATGGAGGGTTCCGACATCGGCGGCGTCGGTTCCGCAACTTCGGATTCGTGCCGCTGCGTTTCGCGGGGAAGAGTTCGGGACACGTCATGAGCCGACGCGGGAGCCGCGAGTGTTCGCTCTTCTGACAGAAGCCGACCGTGGTGCGCGCTTGCGACAACTCACGGGAGACGTACAGAATGGTGAGTCCGAAAAGTCACAACAGATGTATTACGAGTTTCAGACCGTAGCGGCTGGCTCTGTGTGGTTCGGAGGATTGACGTTTGATGACTTGTCGATATTCGAGCTTGCGGCCCTGCGTTCGGCCTTGGAGCGCGCGGCAGACGGGACAGCCGGAGACGGTTCGATCATCTACCGCATCGGAGCCAAGGGTGCGATTGGGTACGGCCGCATGTCATTCCGTTTCGACGGCGGTTTGCGCGGCACGGTTTCTCCGCCGACATACTCATCAGAAGAGGGAATCATGCCGCTTGGAGAGAAGGCAGACATCGACGCCATGGCTGCTTACGTGAAGCACCTTCGGGAGAAGAGAGACACTATCCTACAATCGCTGGAGGCTATCGCGTGAAACCCATCATGGTAACGGCGCACATGTCCGAGCCGATCGTAACCTACGGAGACGGTCTGCACCTTGACGGGCCGCTGGCGTTCGCGTGCTACCAGGACTTGGACGCAGAGGCACGCGCTATAGTACCCGCCATAGAGTCACCGTGGGCAGAAGATTTCGAGTTGCCGTTGGAGAAGTGGTCTGGTCCAAGTGAACTCTTTTCGACAACAGACACGCGACTCACAACTGATGGCGTGATAGCACCGGACACCGACGGCGTTCTTTGCGGTGAGGTGTGGGGATGGCGATGCTCTGCGGCTGTCGCTGTCGGTCCATCGTGGGCAACGACACACGACCATCGCCGAAGGCCAGCGGTTGAAGAGATGGTTCAGTGGTCAGAGGCCAAGCGACTTGAAATCGGAGGTGGGCCGCGAGCTGCGAGAAACCTCAAGTTCCCGGCGACGACAGTGAGAACGCTTCGGTGGTACGCGGTTGGTGACGGTGACAAGGTGCGAGCGCTTCTTTCTCGACACGTCCCGGCGATAGGGAAACTGGCGAGGACAGGTTCAGGCCGCGTGAAGGAATGGATAGTTGAAGAAACGGGGAATGATTGGTCAACATCCGGTCCGAACGGAGAAGTCATGCGGCGCTTGCCGTCTCGGATGTTGCCTGATTTTCCGACGACGGAAGGAGCGATTCGCGCTCCGTATCACCATCGTTCCAGGTGGGTGAATACGGTGTCGCCAGAGGCGTGGACAAGTGGTCTCTGAACCCGTACTCACAGATGAGGACCGACGGTTGTGGGCGATGTGGGAGCGCGCGGCGGTCGCGTGGTCCAAGACGCTGGCGCACTCTGTTCGTGTTGATAGGGCGCAAGATACGCTACGAAGATTTTCAGAGGCGTCGAATGACAACGGGTGGCGCTTAATGTGGTCCGGCGGTAAGGATTCAACCGCCATGGCGCACCTCGCGGCGAACGCTGGAGTTGGTGTTGTGCGAGCGGTGAGCGTCAAGGATGACCTCGATTTTCCCGGTGAAGAAGAGTACGTGCAAGAGCGAGCGCGAGAGTGGGGAGTTGATGTTGAGGTTATTCACCCGACATGTTCTCTTGTGGAACTCGTGTCCAACGACAACGAAGCGTTCATTCCTGGGGCGGACATCCACGGGCGCGGAACGCTGCTTTCGCGGGCAGGGTTCTACCCTCTCTTGCGAGATCACAGGGCGTCTCACGGAAACTATCACATCGCTCTTGGGTTGCGCACCGCAGAGTCTCGCGCACGCACGGTAAACCGCGCGACACATGGAACCATCTACCGCAAGAAGGACGGTCAACTGGTGTGCCAGCCGATAGCGGATTGGGCAGACATCGACGTGTATGCCTATCTGTTTTCTAACGATATCGAGGTGCTACCTCTGTATCGCTGCGTGCGACTGTCCGAGTCTCCGGGCCGCGTCCGAAAGAGTTGGTGGCTGCCTGGAAAGAGCGCGACGCAGGGCGGGACAATTTGGTTGAGGACGTACTACCCGAGCCTGTTCTCAAAGCTCCGGGAGATGTTGCCGCAGCACAACATTTTCGCTTGACACGAGCAACAGCCTGTAATAGGCTGTCGAGTGAGGTGGGCGATGCGCGGACGGTGGTTTATTTCTCCACATGCGGTTAGGCGTTTCATGGAGCGTGCGTTGCGCGGTGCAACATACGAAGAGGCGCTTGAGAAACTGATTGTCGCGTCCGAGACGGCACGACTGATTCGAGAGGACCACAATCCCGGCGTCGACCTGTACAGGACGAAGGCAGAGCCAGGTGGACGTGGCAGAATACGCCTTCTCGTGTCGCGTCGGTTACCGGGAGCGCCACAACTCATGACGGTTATTGTCGGGGGAAGGGAAGCATAAAATGATTGTAGAAAATATTGTGTCAGAGATTTCAAAGCTTTCACAATTGGCAGAATCCAAAAGAGTTTACGCGTACAACGCCATCGTGCGCGCCGCGTCAAACATCGTGCGCGACGTTTCTGGAGACCCGGCGACGTGTCCGCAACTCATCCCGGCAGCAAGGATAGTCGGGAACTCCTACAACCCAAACACGGTCGCCGGTCCAGAACTCGACCTGCTAGAGCAATCGATGCGCGCAGACGGCATTACGATGTGCGTCGTTGTCATGAAGGATGCAGACGAATGGACGGTTGTAGACGGGTTTCACCGGCACAAGGTGGGGACGTCCAGACTTGGACGTCGGTACATTCCATGCTCGGTGATAGACCGTCCATTGGCCGATCGTATGGCTTCGACGATTCGGCATAACAGAGCGCGTGGTAAACATCAGGTTGAACTCATGGGTGCTCTTGTGCGTAGCATGTTGGGTCTCGGGTGGGATGATGAACGTATTGCTGAATCACTTGGGATGTCCATAGAGGAGCTTCTCAGATTGAAACAGGTTGTTGGTGTTGCTGTTCTCATGGCCGCCGAGCGATATGGAGAGTTCTACGGACGTGACGATGAGCCTCCTTTGCCACCGGAGGATGAGCCGTGAGCGGTAATATTTGGATAACAGGTGATCCCAATAATGTCCCGTTGGATAGGGGTGAAAGGTCACTTTGGGTCTACTCTGACAAGTGGGTCACACCTGTTGTGGAGCGAAAAATGACATTTGACAAATATCTTAAAGACCCATGGGGTTCCATTGCAGATATTGATCGTGTGATTGTAGTCGGATTGACGGATATTATCACGCCGTCCAACCGTGTAAAAACAGGTCCATTTCTTACCGAGCCGTGGCGCGGACCAATGCGAGAAAGCATTGACCGTAGGTTATTTATAGGAGAACCGTGGCGCGCATGGTGGCACTGGGGATGTGTTGGTGGTAAATGGGATGATATAAATCACAGTTTCGCGTTGGAGGGGAAATGGAATCAAGCAATGGATGGGAGGATAACTGACCCGTGTTCAATTGCTGAATTCTTACGAGTCGGGAAAGGCACAATCAAAACACATCGGAGCGCGCCTACATTTGGTGGAATTCACATTGATGTCAGAGCAGTATCCAATGATATACGGAACGCCTATGAAAAAGAGAAGGCACGAGCTTTCGAAGAAGAAACCACGTGGCGAGGTGTAGTTAAACGGCTAGGTGCGTTTGCACAATCGAATTGCCCATGGCGCGTTATGCCGTCACGAATGAATCTGTTTAAGGTTTTGGGTGAACTCATCCCTCCTAGAATTGTTGCGACGGACCTTCCAGTAGATACGCTGGTCTCCGATTGGCATAGCAAAACCGTACAACTTGTTGATTGTATTGTAAAAGAATTCACGGGGACGCAATGGACACGCTAACGGTATCAGTAAGGCGCATCAGATGGTTATTTCGGGAATTTCCGCGCGTTGTGGTGAGCGTATCCAGCGGGAAGGATTCGACCGTCCTCTACCACCTCGCACTGACGGAGGCGGAGCGCGCAGGACGGAAGGTCGAGGTGTTCTTCCTCGACCAGGAGGCCGAGTATCAATCCTCAATTGACATCATCTCACAATGGATGCGGCACCCGCTCGTGATTCCCAAGTGGTATCAGGTTCCGCTGTTGCTAACGAACGCAACATCCCACAGGGATGTTTTCCTACGGGCCTGGTGGCCCGGTGAGAAGTGGATCAGGGATAAGGACCCGATTGCAATCAGCGAGATTGATGGGCACTACCCAAACAGGTTCTACGATTTTTTCCCGTGGATAGAGGCCCAGGCGAGTGAGAAGACGGCGTTCCTCGTCGGGATTCGGATGTGGGAGTCACTCAATCGCCAGCGTGCGACGAAGATCCACGCTGGGTATGAAAACTACGGATGGAGCACGAAGACCAAGAACCCGTTGTCGTTCCGGTTCTATCCTATCTACCATTGGCAACCGAGGTACATTTGGAAGTACATTGCGGACAGTGGCGTTCCATATAACAACGTTTACAATAAGATGTACATGAAGTCGGGAGTCGACCTGTGCAAAATGCGCGTAAGCAATCTCGTACACGAGCAAGCGTATCGATCGCTACTTTCATTGCAAGAGTACGAGCCAGAAACCTACGAACGTCTCATCACCAGACTCGGCGGAGTACACGCTGCGGCACTCTACGCGAACGAACAAGGCATATATAAGGCTGACAAACTTCCGACCGCTCATCCGTCGTGGTTATCATACAGAGACTATCTTTTGGAAACCACGCCAAGCGAATACAAGGAAAGATTTTCCAAGAGATTTTCCCGACAGCATACAGACGAGGCTACCTGCAAACAACAGGTCAAACAGCTGTTGTCCAATGATTGGGAGGGAAACCTACCCATCTTGCGCCCAAAGGCGGAAAGGCTGCGGGAGACGTGGTGGAACAGATTATAGAGTCGACATGGTCCGGCATAGTGATGACGCACCCATCCCGCGCACATCAACAGAACTGGTTTCATGGGTGGCCACGCATGGTTGATCCCGGGATAGGGCTCACGCGGAACTTCTGCGAGGCGATGAGGAGCGCAGCAACCGCAGGGGAGACGTGGTCCGTCGTCGCACAGGATGACGTTGAACCGTGTCGCGGTTTGGTATCCAATTTGGGGCGGATTCTCGGCGAAGTTCCATTCGGTTTTGGTGTAGTTTCTTTTTTTTCCATCGGGAGGGTTCGCGATTGGAATGACATTCGGAGTGGGGTAAGGTGGAGGGCTCATAGGCGAGGAGAATTACTTTGGATTTTGCTCCTAGCCGTCCGCACAGAAATTGCGCATGCGGTCGCTAACGGAGTCGAGATGCAGAGGCGACCGGCCGATGCAAACGGCTGTCGCCATACCACAACCGGATGTGATGAGCGCCTTTCGTTGTGGCTCGACGCGAACGGGGTCATGTCGGCAACACACCTTCCTAGCCTGGTGCAGCATCGCGGGGAAAGGTCGTTGGCAGGGCACGGGTGGACAATAGGTGGAAGGGCTAGAGTATCACCTACCTATTCGTACAACACGCTGGAAGCCCTGTATGGAGAATGGCAATGACCACGTGCTTGTGGTGTGCCAGACCCACGTGCAACGCCAGTGGCAACGGGCGATAGGTTCCCTGTTCGACCTCCCATGCGGCGGGCAGGGCGCGCTTGTCGAGACGCCGTGGGAGAGGGCCGTGCGTCGCGGGCAGGCCATGGCACCCATCCTGCGAACGCTCACGCCGTATAGCATCCCGGACACGCCGTTCACCATCGTGCACTACGGGCTTCTTTCGGCGTGGCAGAAGACCCTTGACGAGCGCGGATACCCCGTCGTCATTTTCGATGAGGTGCAGGAACTTCGGCACTCGGGAAGCCTGAAATACTCGGCTGCGTCGCTACTGTCATCGGCCGCCGACTGTGTGTGGGGTCTGTCCGGTACCCCCATCTACGGCTACGGCGGAGAGATTTGGAACGTGCTGAACGCAATAGACTTTCACTGCCTCGGTTCATACGACGCCTTCTCTCGCGAGTGGTGCGCGGGGTACGGCGAGAAGGTGATAGAGAAGCCGGACGTGCTCGGGGACTACCTTCGGCGCGAAGGGCTCATGCTGCGACGTCGACAGGCAGAGGTACAGCCGGACCTACCGCCCATCATGCGTCGCGTCCAAGACGTTGACCACGATGAGTCGTTGCACGCGGAGTTGATGAAAACGGCCGTAGCACAGGCACGCGGATTCAACCAACTTGAATGGCACCGACGCGGGCAAACGGCACGTGACATCGACAGGGCGTCCCGACATGCGGCCGGGGTAGCCAAGGCTCACCAGGTCGGCGCGTTTGTGGCGGGGCTGCTGGAAGCCGGAGAACGACCCCTCGTGTTCGCCTGGCACCACGACGTCCACGACATCCTGCAAACTACGCTGTCTGCCTACTCGCCGTCCGTGCTCACCGGGCGCGAGACCGAAGCGCAAAAGGACAAGGCGCTACAGCGGTTCATCGAAGGAAAGACCGACGTGGCGTTGATGTCCCTACGAACTGCGGCCGGTCTCGACGGCCTACAGGCCAGGGCGACTTGCGTGGTGATGGCAGAACTCGATTGGTCGCCAGCCGTGCATGGTCAGTGCGAAACTAGGGCGGCCCGGCTTGGAGTCGACGGCAATGTGAAGGAAATCCCGAGCTACTATTGCGTTGCGCAAACCGGATACGACATGGTGATGATGGATGTGCTCGGGCTCAAGACCTCTCAATTTGTCGGCATCATGGGAGACGTGCCGGAGTCGTCCGAGGACAGGAAGGCGCAAGACGAGGCTGTGGCGCGGCGCATTCAGATGCTCATTCAACGGCTGTCGGGAACCGAAACTAAACTGGAACCGCGCGGCATCGTCGAGATGTTGGAAAACGGGGAAGTCATTTGGGTAGTGTATCAGTTTGAAGTTCCGGGCCAGAGTCGTGAAAAATTATCGGAGAGCAGCGATCTCCCCAGCGGCGCATGGCGCGATACCGAGGTGCCGAACCATCGTGCGCAAGTGCCCGACCTCAATCTCAGCATTCGACTTTTTCTTCTTGTGCGGTCCCTTCGGAAGGTTCGGGAAGGTCATCGGGCCGAACCGCACCAGCCAGTTATGTTCACGCTCGGTCATCGTGAATCCCGGAGCGCACTTTTCAAGCATTTCTCTAATCTGCTTGAGAGGAATCGTTCCGAACGACGACATGGCTTACCTAGGCCGCTTCCTCTATCGAGTCGATCTGATTTTGGGCTGGCGTCGTCTGGCTCATCTTGATTTCGGAGATCGACAACCCAGGAGTCCGGGCATCTGCATCAACTCGGTTGAGGCCGTCCAGGGCCAACCCTGTGCGGCGTACCTCGGCGAGGGCTTCGGACCATTCCTCGGCGTTGGGGCGGTTGATCTGCGCGAAGAAACCGATAACCTGATCCCGAAAATTAGCGAAATCTGGTGCGTCGGCCGCTATGTCGAACAGAACGGAGTTGTAGCTGTCCCTGAACCGGCACAGGGCCGTCCCGCGATCCTCTCCACCTGCGGCGAGGCCACCAGGTTGGACACCATACATCCAGAACCCGTCCCCCTCATCGCTTAGCAAGACCTGTCCACGGATGTCCACGCCAGCCACGAAACCGGTGCCAGCAATCAGGTTACGGAACGAAAAAATCATGGGATACTTTTTCATAGTGACCTCTGGAGGCTGTGCCGATGGCCTCCGCATGGTTCTGTATATAAGATAGTGCCGCCCAAGGGGTAGGGCAACAATGGAGCCCTTGTCAACGCCGAACATGAGTTCAGGGATGGTTACGGGTTGAGCATACCGACCAACTCTTCGATGCTCCACACGTGATCCGCGACTCCCGCTTCCATGACCGGGGTGACGCGCAGGGTCTTGTGAATCCGGCAGAAGTTGTAGTGCATGAAGTGGAGCGCGACGGCCGCGATGTGGTTCTCCACCTTCTTGCTGAAAGCGTTGGTCAACCGCGTGAACCGCCGCATGCTCATCCGCATCGTGAGGTTCTGGCGCTCTACGTAGCTCGTGGAGATGTGTTTGGGGTCGGGGTTGCCGGTTACCACGTCGGTCTCCGTCCCGGTGCACACGGGCGGGCTATAGCGCTTCTCGCCGTTGGGGTCCGTGCCGTACAGCTTTATGAGCACCGCGTAGTCAATCTCGGAACCGAACGCGCCTTCGACAGCCTGAAGGTACGGCTTGTGACCGTCGCTCGTGAGCTGCACGCGCTTCGCAAGGCGGGAGGCCAAGTCCGAGATGAACTGCGCGGCGTCTTCGGCGTTCCTACCGCCGACGTGCCAAGAGGGAACCAACTTCGTGTCCGCGTCGATAGCCGTCCAGGTCCAGACGTCGCCGATGCCCTTCTCACCCCTCATGTTCGCGGGGATGTTCTTCTGCTTGGCGTAGACGAAGGACCAGATCTCGTCGACCTGGACGCGCTCGCAAGGCAGTTTGACGAGCGTTTTGTGCTGGTAGGCATCGCAGGCCGCGCCGAGGTCTAGGAGCAACTTGATGACGGTGTTGATCGCGGTGTCGGTCATGCGGGCCGTGGCACGGAGGCTGTTTCCCTCGACCAGCGCCGCGACGATCCGAACCTGCTTCTCTTTTGTGATCCTGTTCATAACTATAATATGCTACAGCGCTCAAGCATTGTCAAGCTCTTTTTGTCAGTTTGACAAAAAGAGCAGAATGCCTGTTGACGGTCATTTTTGATGGTGCTACAAGGAAATGGTCATGAAGAACACCACCTCCACTACTACAGAATTTCGAACTCCAGGGCAGTACATTGAAAAACTATTGCGCGAACGTGGATGGACCCAGCGCGTGCTGGCAATAGTGCTGGAACACGACGAAACCGGCCTCAATAAAATTGTAGCCGGGAAGAGACCAGTGGCGGCTGGCTTGGCCATCGCCCTTGGAGAAGTGTTTGGAGTTGCTCCAGAGATGTTTTTGGAACTTCAAAAATCATACGATTTGGCTCAGGCCAGAATTGTGGAACGACCGGACCCTGGGCGCACAACCCGAGCGCATCTTTTTGGAGATCTTCCAGTCGCTGAGATGATTAAGCGTCGATGGCTAGACGCAGAAAGTATGCGCGATGTGGCAATGGTTGAGGCTTCATTAATAAAGTTTTTTGGTGTGAATTCGACGGATGAAATAGAAGTCCTCCCACATGCCGCGAAAAAGACTTGCGTTACCGGCCAAGTGACACCGCCTCAACTGGCATGGCTATATCGCGTCAAGGAAATTGCTGGGGAGATGATCGTCGGCAGGTATTCGGCGAATGGAATGCGAACGGCAGTAACAAAATTGAGTGCGCTTCTGGCATCGGCAGAAGAGGCCAGAAAGGTCCCCCGCATACTGGCAGAGTCGGGTGTCCGATATGTGATTGTCGAGTCATTGCCAGGAGCAAAGATTGACGGTGTTGCATTCTGGTTGAATGATTCTTCACCCGTCATCGGCATGACCATGAGATATGATCGTCTCGATAATTTCTGGTTTGTTCTTCGACACGAATTAGAACATATTTTACGTTTGCATGGTCATTCTTCTGTAATGTTAGATTCGGAGCTTGAAGGAGAACGCGCCGGACTTGGAGAGAGCATTTCCGAAGAGGAACGAGAGGCCAACGTGGCCGCCGCAGAGTTTTGTGTTCCACAGCGGCAACTTGAAAAATTCATAGCGCGAAAAAGTCCATTGTTTTCCGAGAGAGATATTCTCGGCTTTGCGAACACACTGCAAATCCATCCTGGTCTTGTTGCAGGACAGTTGCAGCACAAGACCGGACGGTACGACCGTTTCAAGAATCATCAAGTGAAAGTGCGATCTATCGTTGCCCCTGGCGCGATGGTCGATGGGTGGGGTGATGTTGCCCCTGTTGGAATGTAAGGAGTAGAGCGATGGCAAGGAAACATCAGGAATGGCAAAGTGTAATACGACAATACAGACTCGAAACAGGACAGAAGGAAGTCGATATTCACGACGTTGTAAAATACGCAGTGGAAAAACTTAGATGGAGTCCCCCGAGTCCAACCGACCCGATGGAGATGCTTGCCAGGGAGTGCGCCAGGTCGTTGCGCGAAGAGACGCGAACGGATAGCAAGACCGGAAGACCATACCGAGTCAATCATGCCTACAGGGTGGGTTCTGGAGATGGACAGTTAACGCTATGGATTGATATCGAAGATGCGACTCGTAAGCAGATGCACCTATCGTTAATGCAACGTCGCGAACAGATGGTTGGTGATGCGGTTCAGTTATCCTTTGATATGGATCACTGGAACGGAATTCATCCAGGCGAAGAGCCAATATCTGTTCCGCTCGATTTTGAACCTGACGTCGAATGGCGGAAGAATTCTGAATCAGAAGGGAAGGCGAGTTAGTCGTCTTTCTTCCTCCATCGCGCTTGTGCAGCTAGTCGTGCTATCTCTCGTCGTTTTCGCGCCGACAGCTTCGCTGCCCTTGCAGGACCGCCCTTCTTGCCACCGAGACGACCGAGCGCGACAGCGGCAGGGTTCTTTCCGTCGTCGGTGGGCTCCTCTTCGGCCTCGTCTTCGGGCGTGTCTTCGTCGGCGTCCGTTGTCGCTTCGTCCGTGGCCTCGGCGACTATCGAGGCGGCGAGTTGGTTGACGTCCAGGTGACCGCGTTTCGGCTTCGGCTTCGTTTTCTTGCGTGCTTGAGCGTTCATGCTGTCAAGGTAAACCGTCGCGGGGTCGGGCGCAAGGTGGGCGGAACATCAAACTGATACACTACCGTCATTTGGTAGCGCTTGACAACGGTTACCCGCGAGCCCTACGCTGGATGTATGGAAATGGTTTCCACAACTGACAAATTCGACCAGCACTTGACCATTCGGCTGCGAACAATGGACGTGGAAAATTTACGTTCGCTCGCACGCGCACTCGACAGGGGCGTTGCATCGACCGTGCGATTGATACTCAGGCGGGCGATGGAAAGAGGGGCGACGGCGGCTGGTGAGATAAGAGAGGGAGCGAATGACGCCCGATAGAGATGATGGGTCTCCCGCCGGGGACGACGAAGACGAGCCGAACCGGCAACACCGCAAGAAGAAAGAGAAACGTTGGACAAAGCCGCCGATGGTAACGGTTGACATGTACAACGCTCTTTGGCGGGCGTATCAGGACGAACCGGACTACCGAAAGGCGGGGAAGGCGGCGGGGGTTAGGCTGCCCGTGGCGCGGTGGTACTGCGAAGGGGACGCTTGGCCCGCCGTGGGGTTCGTGCAGCTCGCCGGGCGGTTGCGTGCGATTCAGGGGATGGTCGCAGACATCAACGATCACGGGACGGGGAAGTGGCGCGCGGAACAACTCAAGGTCTTGACCGAGGGGTTGCGTACCACGGCGGCGGGGTTGGCCATCCACCAACGCGGGGTGCGGGAGATGGCGGAGAAGGTCCAGTCGGGGGAGCTCCCGGCGGAGATGGTCGTCATGTCTAAGGAGTTTTCACTCACCAAAGTGGTCGACGCGCACAACACCTTGCTGCGCGCCGCCCTCCTCACGATGGGCGAGGCCGACTCGCTGACAGGGACGGTGGACGCCCCGATGAAGCTGAACTTCGCCGAGTGGACGCGCGAGGAGTGCGAGGCTTACGCGGAGCGGCAACTGGTACCAGAGCGTTTCAAAAAGTAACGCTGTCCCGGTCGTTTCCCGCGCTTCGAATCGCTACGGTTCAACAACCACGCGGGTTTTACGGGCTGAGAAAAAAGTGAAAATAGTTGTGAATCTTGCTTGACAATGGCAACGACATGCGCTATATATAGGGTATGGGACGCAGCACACAGGAGGGACGGGAGATGAGACACGAGATCACGTGGAAAACGGTGAGTGGCAAATCGGCAAACGTGGTAGTTGAGCTGGTCACGAGTCGTCGCGTAAATCTCGACGGTGACTCGGTCGACGTCGCCTGCTGTGACCTCCATGTCTCCGCTTACGTAGAGGGCTACGGATGCGTTGGCAACGGCTCGCCGGTAACGCCGCGCGGTCCGCTGGCCCACAAGGTCCCCGCCGGCCACTCTCTGATAGGTAAGCTGGCTGTCCCCGCCGAGCACACCGCCCGTATCAACTCTGCAATCGCAGAGTGCATGGACACGGACGAGTATCACGCCGACATCGCCAAGCGCGCGCAAAACCTGCGGGATGGTGAGTCGATTGACCGTGTCAACGCCAACATCGCGCGCATGATGCGCGAGTAAAAAGGGGGAAGTGATATGTTAAGTCACACGATAATGACGCACAACAACGGATACGACATGATTTTGTTGGTCAACGATGACGACGACGTGGTCAGCGCGTGGGAGGCTACGGACGAGGTGATGCGCAATTACACTACCGATACCGACGCCGACCTGTGGGAGACGGGAGTCGGGTCGGATGGACTCGACGACGACGGTTGCCCGACCATGTTTTACGCGATCTCCGACTACGGAGATGAGGTTGGGCGTGACGGCGAGATGACAGTCGAGCGCCGAGCATTTTGGTTTCGATAGAAGCCGAAACCGCCTACGGGCGGTCGGCGCGGCTGGCTACCGCGCCCTGATGAGGCAGCCAAGGAGGAGGGGAACATGGAACGCATAATGATGATCGATGACAGTAACGTAGAACTCAAATGGACCGTCGCGGCTCTACGTCCCTACGGGATCGACGTCCTCGCGTGCAACAGGGCTCTCGGCGTACAGGCTCTCGCGGCGCAGCACATGCCCGCGCTCATCCTCCTCGACGTCAATATGCCCGCGCTCACGGGAGATGTGCTCTGTAAGTTCTTGCGCACCAATCCTGCGACAGCTGACATCCCCGTGCTGCTCTACTCCGACATGCCCGCGGGCGAGTTGAGAGTGCTGGTCGAGCGCTGCGGTGCAGACGGCTACATCGAAAAAAATCATAACGCGCAGTTTCTGGCACTTCGGGTGCATAGTGAGTTGGCGAACTCCAGTGAGGCGCGCGTGAAAGACCTGGTTGGGGGTGTGCGGTGACAAAATGTCAGAGAAACAAGGAGGTCTAACGATGGGACGAAAACTGTACAATGTGATGCTGACCGACGCCGATCGCGAGCGGTTGGCAGACGAGTTCGAGCGGGCGTGGCGGCAGCGGTGCGAGATGGCGGCAGCGAAGTGGGAGTTCGAGCGCGGGAGGAGAATCGCGCCGACGTTCTGAGGGAGGCCCAAGGTCATCCCTTGGGCGGTGCGTCCGAGCCTGCGTTATTCTCCTTTCGTGGGTTTGGGCGTACCGCCGAGGGGTTGACTGAAAAAGGAGAACCGATGGACTACCCAAATCCGATGGTGCGCGAGACACGGATTAGAAATATGGTCCACAATCGGCACCTGTCCAAAAGCATCATGGACGCGGGCTGGGGTTATCTGCGACAAAGGCTTGAAGTCAAAGCGGTAGAAGCTGGGCGTCAAGTCATCGCAGTTGAACCGGCGTACACGTCCAAGTCATGCTCCGATTGTGGAACCGTTTTCGAGGATCTGAAATTGAGCGACAGGTGGGTACGTTGTGATTGCGGTCTATCACTGGATCGCGACCACAACGCTGCCTTGAACATTCTTAGGAGGGGACACCTCCTTCGGGAGTCAACGTGGGCTGCTAGAGGGCCGAGCGTATCCCGAGAAGCCGCTGGGTTTTAACCCATGCGGAGTGTCACGGAGTTCTCGCGCGGGAAGTTCGAGACGCAGGGGCAGGCGGCGCAATACTACTGCGCCAATGTCAACGGATTGCACGCGGCGGGGTGGGTCACCCTGTCGTTCGCGTAGGTGCAACGTGAGCGACTACCAGGACCGCCACACAGCTCGCATCGCTAGGTTGCGGGAACGCGCCGAGAAGAAGGCGGGGCAGGCGAGCGCGCACGTCAACACCGTCTCCAAGATGGCCGACGCGATGGCGGGAAGCCCAATTCTCATCGGCCATCATAGCGAGAAGAGACACCGCCGGGACGCCGAACGCATGGACTCGCTCATGTCCAAGTCCGTCACCGAGTCGCGGGAAGCCGCCGAGCTGGAGCGCCGCGCCGAAGCGGCCGAGCGCAACACCGCGATTTCATCCGACGACCCGAACGCACTGGACGCCTTGCGCGCGAAGCTCGCGAAGATGGAGCGGTTGCGCGCGGACATGGCCCGCATCAACCGGCAGTATCGAGGCGGCGGTGTGGACGCCGTGACTGGCATCTCAGACGACCAGCGGGAGAAGATACGGGCGGCGATGGCGGACCGCTCCATGGGCGTGAGGCGTGCCCCGTTCGAGGCGTACCAGTTGACGAACCTCGGTGCGAAGATACGCGCGACGGCCAAGCGGATTGGGGAACTGGAAGCCAAGGCGGCGGACGTCACGACAGAGGAACGGCACGGGGAAGTGGTGCTCCGTGACGACGTTGAGGCGAACCGCTTGATGCTCGTGTTTCCCGGCAAGCCCGACCCGGCGACAATCGACGCGCTCAAGGGGTACGGGTTCCGGTGGTCTCCGAGCAACGGGGCGTGGCAACGGATGCGCGGGAACGGAGCGCGGGCTTGTGCCTTGGCCGTGCTCGCAACGATGAAAGGGGAGTGAGATGACAGACCATTGTAAGAACTGTACGGTGCGAGGAGACCTGTCAGCCTGCGAAGAGGTGTGCGAGCGCAACAACTGCGACGTGCCTTTGTCGTGGGGAGCTGCGGCTCGAATCGATGCATTGTCGGAAGCGCGACGTGCCGAACGTGCGGCGCAAAGGACGTTTGACGAAGCCGATGAAAAGAAGATGAACGACCTTCGACGCGAATCGAATATGTGGAAGGAATCGTGGGAGGGTCAGAGACGCAACACCTTGGCTTTCATGGACGATGCCGAAAAGTTGAAGGCCATCATCCGC